ATATGTGATTGCGAGTATCCCCGCCATTCACATTTCCACTATATTATACCACTTAAAATTCTTGTAGTCAATTTTTTGCAGAATTTAATGTGAAATATCTGAGCAAAAAAGAAGGACGTCCAATGGACGTCCTTCTGCGTGGTGTTCTTTGGCAAGGTGGATTTTTCTGTTCATTTGCTCGAAAAAAATTTTCGGTTATATGTATTATCTTCGGTCTCACAGATGAAGCACGCGCTCGCGAATCTCCTGCGTGCGGCCCTGATTCCAGAACTGCGTACCAATGTAGCCGCAGGTTCGGCGGGCAACATTCATCTTGTGCTGGTCGCGATTTCCGCAGTTTGGGCATTCCCAAACGAGCTTTCCGCCATCTTCGACAATTTGAATTTCGCCGTCATAGCCGCAGACCTGGCAATAATCAGACTTGGTATTCAGCTCTGCGTACATGATATTTTCATAGATGAACTGAATAACGCTGATAACCGCAGGAATGTTCTGCGTCATGTTTGGCACCTCAACGTAGCTGACGGCACCACCGGGAGAAAGAGCCTGAAACTCAGACTCAAAACTCAACTTGGCGAAGGCGTCGATGGGTTCGCGCACATTGACGTGGTAGGAATTCGTAATGTAGTCATGGTCGGAAACCTCCGGCACAACGCCGAACTTGGCCTTGAGTGCCTTAGCAAATTTGTAGGTCGTAGACTCCAGCGGCGTGCCGTAGAGGGAGTAGTCGATATTCTCCGTTTTCTTCCACTCCGCGCATTTGTCGTTCATTTTCTGCATGATGGCCAGAGCCAGCGGCTTACCTTCCTTGTCTGTGTGGCTGTGTCCGGTAAGGTAGTAGACCGCTTCATAGAGTCCGGCGTAACCCAAGGAAATTGTGGAGTATCCGTTGTAAAGCAGCTTGTCGATGGTCTCACCCTTTGCAAGGCGGGCCAAAGCGCCGTGTTGCCACAGAATAGGCGCGACATCTGATACCGTACCGAGCAGGTGTTCGTGGCGTAGGCGCAGCGCACGATGACACAACTCCAGCGTTTCATCGAACTCTTTCCAGAAGGCATCAAGGTCTTTGCCGGAATCCATCGCTACAAACGGAAGATTCACGGTCACAACGCCTTGATTAAAGCGCCCATAATACTTGTGCTTTCCGGGGACATAGTTTTTGGCGTTAGCGATATTTCCTATACCGGCATCCGTGAAACGGTCCGGCGTCAGGAAACTGCGGCAGCCCATGCAAGGATAGATGTCGCCTTTGAGTTCCAACATTTTCTTCTCGCTGATGTAATCAGGAGTAAGATGCTTTGCGGAGCACTTTGCTGCCAGCTTTGTCAGCCAGAAGTATTTGCTGCCTTCGTAAGTGTTGTCCTCTTCCAGAAAATACAGGAGCTTCGGAAAAGCAGGTGCGACCCAAACGCCGACCTCATTCTTTACGCCCTGAATGCGCTGACGGAGCATTTCCGCGATGACCATAGCAAGGTCGTTTCGCAGACCTTCATCGTCACCGCATTCGTTGAGACACATACAGACCGAGATAAACGGAGCCTGTCCGTTGGTCGTCATCAGCGTCACCACTTGATACTGAATGATTTGGACTCCCTTTTTCACATCCTCCTTTACACGCTCCTCGGCAATCAGATTGATTTGGTCCTCGGATGCCTGAATCCCGGCCAGCGTCAATTCTTCCCTTACAGCAGTGCGGAATTTTTGACGGCTGACCTCCACAAAGGGAGCCAGATGCGTCAGGGTAATGGTCTGGCCGCCGTACTGGCTCGACGCTACCTGCGCGATGATTTGTGTTGCGATGTTGCAGGCGGTGGAGAAGCTGTGAGGCTTTTCAATGAGTGTTCCAGTAATGACCGTTCCGTTCTGGAGCATATCCTCCAGATTCACCAGGTCGCAGTTATGAATGGGCTGGGCCGAATAATCCGTATCGTGAAAATGAATACGTCCCTCGTCATGTGCCGCCGTGATTTCGGCGGGCAGGATAAGTCTGCGTGTCAGGTCGCGATTTACCTCACCAGCAATATAGTCTCGCTGGGTGGAAACGATATCGGGATTTTTATTCGAATTCTCCTCCTTCGCATCCGCACTACTGCGGTGCAGAATGGCAAGGATTTTGTCATCGGTCGTATTCGCCTTCCGCATCAGCTCGTGCTGATAGCGATATACGGCGTAATTCTTTGCCAGACGGTAAGCGCCGGCCTTCGCGATGGCATATTCCACCATGTCCTGTACGGATTCTACGGTCGGAATGGTTTTCATGTTTGAGCAGGCGTTCTCAATGCTCAAAGCAATACCTGCTATGATGTCACGGTCGAGACGCTCTGGTATCGAAACACTGGCGTTGGCCTTCTCAATGGCTCTCTCAATTTTACTGCGGTCGAAGAGAACCTCCTCGCCGCTACGTTTTCTGATTTTCAACATGGTTCTTCTCCTTTCAATAAAAAAACTGTCTTATTCTTATATTGCCGTGCTTTCTTCAAGAAACATACTACTTCTGCCGGGAACCTGAACACTTGAGTTCCTGTATTCCCTGCCCGCACTGCTTTGGATGTTTCTGTACCCTATAGAGAGGCATAGCGGAACGTCCCAATAGGACATTCCGCTATGCGTTGTGTATTTGGTTACGCGGCTCCTTTTGCCGGCACACGCTCATAGAGTACGACGTCATCGCCCTCCACAGCGCGTTCCACCAGCTTCCACGTCTGGTGGTCATCTGAGAACCAGACCGCATCACCGGCGTAAATAGACGGCAGCCCGGACATGAGCAGCCAGTCCTCCATCGTATCGCACACCGTATCGCTCAAGGCAGAGCGGCGGCATAGGATACGGCCTGTACGGACGGTCTCTTTCCCTTTCGGTACAGAAAGCTCAAAGTGCGCCATTCTGACGCCGGAGGACATGGTGAAGGTATCGACCATGCCTCTCCGCTCAATATAGCGGTCTATACGGCGCTCAAGTGCCTGGATGTTCTTCGTGCAGATGTGCTTGCCAAGATAGGCAATGGCAAATCCGCCGGAGACCACAGACAGGCTCTTGAAAAGCTCGGCGTCGGTCAGATTACCGGCGTCAGATGCTCCCGCTACCGAGAGAAGCGCTACAGCAGCTACAACGATGGCCGCTGTAAAGGCGGAGCTGAGAAGCTGATAGGCTCGCAGACTCTTTTTTACACGTTTCATTTTTCATTTCTCCTTTTTGTTTACTTGTTTCACAACCACCAAGTCCACCGCCTCAAACTCCACAATGTCGTCAAGATGGAAGGACGAGACGAAGTTGCCAACAATAACGTTCACAAAGCGGTACTTCCCGTTGTTACAGTACAGCACCTTGTCGGCCTTGTAATGGCGTGTGTACTTGTCGTCTTTGCAGCGTACTTTCACGTCCATTACTCACTTCACCTCCAATTCCACGATTTTCCAGTCATTGTCTCCGTGATGGTTCGCCCATGCGTTGTCTTCGTGGATTTCAAAGTCATCGTAGCAATCTCCGATATGCAGATTATTGGCATCCGCAACGCCGGTCTGAGCAATCTCAGCCAGCATCTGTGCCTGCGCTGCTTCGAGAGATGGAAACTGCTCTGCGGTGATTTCACGGTCAAGGACCGAAATCAGCAGGTATGGCTTTGCGGCAGTCTTGTTTTGCTCTTCCATTGCCTTTGCAATACGCTCTGCGCTCTTTACAAGGGATGGAAAGTCGTGATTGAGGAACCGTTGTCCGGCGACTGTTTCAGCAAAATTCATTTTCATTTCTCCTTTTTGTTTATGAAATTTTTATATATAAAAGCCAGCATCCGCAATGGATGCTGACTGAATTTTCTTTATGTATGTGATACTTCCTTTGTATGGTTTCAGCATACCGGCAGGCACAGAAAACGGCGCATTCTACCGCTCGGAACCTGAGAACCAAAGAACCTCGTGACTTTGTAAGAAAAACGGGCCTTCCCTCTCGGAGAAATAGCGCAAATCTGCCCTATCAGGGTGCAAATCTGCCCTGTTAGGGTGCAGTTCTGCCCCGTCTTGGGGCAATTCTGCTCTTGTATGGGTCTTTGAAATTTAGGCAAAAAAAGTGAGCAGGCATTAAGCCTGCTCACGGGTTGCGATTCTGCGGAAGTTTTCCACCACACGCTCGTCGATATGGGCGGTACTATTGCAAGAGTCTTTCGCTTCCTTGCGTGCCTCAATAATAATTGTGTTCACGATGTCACTACTCACCCGCTTGGTAATGCGGGTATGGTTCATGTGTTCGGCGAAGTCCACGAGGTCATCTGCCTCGTGATAATCAAGCCCACAACGGCCAAGAAAACCGGCTGTGAGCTGCACGAGCCACTGTCTCATTCATCACCACCTCCGCCTGCAAGACGGTTTACATCGGCACCCTCCATTTTTTCAATTTCTTCGGCGGTGTAGGGCTGTCCCATGGCCGCATAATCTGATGTACTCATTTTTCCATTTCCTCCTTCAAAAAAATCAATCGTAATATATCTTTCCGTGCTGGTCGAGGGCAATCACTTCCTGCGGATTCTGCGCCTGAGCAATGAGCGCGGTAAGATGCTCCAGCGTCTCGTCCTCGTCGCGATGAATGCGGAAGATGCCCATATCCGTGCTGATTTTCCAGGTGGTATCATAGCCCGGACGTTTTTCCAAAAGCTCAACTTTTCTGGCTTCCATGATTAAATCTCCTTTTTGTGTGATAAGTGTTGGGTGGTCTACATCCGTGCTTTTTGCGGCAGCGGCGAGGCAAATGCAATAAGTGTTGGATACTTCCTGAATATACCTCAATACTACCATCTCACTCCCTTCTGAATAACCTTTTTCTATAGGAACCTAAGAACCTCGGCACCTATAGATTGACTTTTGAGTTAATGTGTGGTATAATAGCATTATTGAGGAGGGGAGGTTTAATCAATGCAGAGAATTTTAGGATTGCTCAATCAGAGCAACAGTCTGGAACATATCGTGCGACTGTCCAATATTGAGACAGAAGATGACCTCAATCGGTGCATCGCAGACCAATATGCGGTCGCTTTTACAAAAGCACAGTGGGTGGCACGCTTCCCGAAGATTCCACCGGAAAATGTCGTCTGCGCACAGGGAACACTGAATGTGAATGGCTTAATGTACTACGACCCTAAACACGGCATCTGCTTCCCCCTTCATCTGTTTGGGAACTCCCTTCTGTTCGACAAAACGGACGATGATTTTCAGCGGCGGACGTGCAGCATGATTTCGGAGTTGGAGCAGTGTCATGCTGACCGGGATTACCGGCGCTTGCTTCAGCCGGTTGTCAGCGAAGGTACGGGTAAAATCGTCATGCAGCTGCTCCTCGACCTTCTGAATGCAGACGAACCAAACTCAAAGCTGTATACAACTATCATTCACGAGTATTCCTTCTGTGATGGCGGTGCGGGCGTTCTCGCAAACTCCCCTGATTTTGCAGAAAAGATGATGCGCTGTAAGAGCCGCCAGCAGAAAGCAAGCACACGGAAGAAGCTGAAGGGATTTCCTGATGTGATTCCTGTTTATCGTGGAGAAGGCAGTGAAAGCACTCCATATACCAAGGCTTTTTCGTGGACAACCGAAATCAATACTGCCTATTTTTTTGCATCCCGCCTTGGTGGAGAACGTTCCCGCGTTGTGAATGGATTCGTGAAGAAGGAAGATGTTCTGGAGTATCTTGCTGACCGCAACGAATCGGAAATCATTGTGTTTCCTGACAAGGTGCAGGATATTACAGTTTGCGATTGCTATACGCTGGACGAATTTGCCTCCAACATTAAAAAGCCGATGGACGGGTATCGGAATACGGGCATCAGCCGTGTTACCGCAGCAGACCTGTTCTCCGAGGTCCACTCAGCGTATTGCGACCTACCGGACAGCTGTGACCATGATAATACCCAGGCGCTGCGTGTGGCGCTTATGGCTATGTTCCTCTACCGTGTGCGCGTGCTTTCCCGCTATACCGGCAAGGATACGCCTTTGGGCCGCAGAAAAAATGTAGCTGAGATTTGCAAGTCCCTTCTGTTCGCGGCGGCGTGGCATGACACAGGACGTACCAGCAATTTTGAATCCCCTGACCACGGAGCCAGAAGTGCCGGGTTGTTCGAGAATAGCTATGGTTTAGATGATGTGGCGCGATTCCTTATAACATATCATTGCCGTTCAGACGAGGAGGCAAAAGCATATCTGGATGAACACGCTGACCCTGCCCTCCGTAATGACATTTGGGAGGCGTACATGGTGCTCAAGGATGCCGACGCGCTGGACCGCTGGCGGTTTGGCACACTCAGTTCCGACTTTATCAATGTAAGTATGCTGCATCTTGAGGAGTCCAAACGCCTGATGCCGGTGGCCGCCGTGCTGCAAACGGTGCAATTAACATGAGGTCTGTAAAATTCAGCAACAGCGATACCATGGAGTTAGTTGCCATAATAAAAGAGAAAGACCATGTATGCGTAGATGCTTTCATGGAACCGTCTGGAATTTGGCTCCGCTCACCTAACGAAGAAACCGAATTGCGTTTGCTAACGTTGGGAGATTTTCAAGTAACTGTATCCCGCGTTTGTTTTTCCCATAAGAGAGCAGGGTGCATGACCGCCATATTTGGCTGGCTCAAAAATTTTTGCAAAAGAAACGGTATTCCTCGTATTGTCATTCAGTCCGTGGAGACGAAAGAAATGTCAAACTGGTGCATAAAGAACGGCTTTCAGCCTGATGAATACGCCTCTATGCCGATAGGTGGATTTGTCATAGGGAACTATTTGCTCGACTGCTTCTAAGCCGGCTATAGAATTGAAAAAAGAATGTCTACCTTCGGCATTCGAAAAGGAGAATACTATGAAAAAAATTACATCGCTTTTACTTTCCTTGTGTCTGGCATTTTCCTTGTCAGCCCCCGCCTTTGCAAGCGAGAAAACGCTCCAGAAAGTGAATCAGTACACGCCCGGACAGTTCACCGATGTCCCCGATACACTCTGGTGCGCATCTAACGTCCAGTCCGTCTATGAGTATGGCCTTATGAACGGCGTATCCGACAGCTATTTCAGCGTGAACGGTGAGTTGACCGTTATCCAGTCCATTGTCATGGCCTGCCGCATCCACGCCAACTATTACGGCAATGCCATCGACACCACCGATGCAAGCGTCTGGTATCAGCCCTATGTGGATTACGCGAAAGCACACAAGCTGGTATGGGAGGCGGACGATGCCTACAACAGCCCCGCTCGCAGAGAAACATTTGTGACGATTTTCAGCTATGCCATGCCGGAGGAGGCTCTGAAGGTCATCAACGATGTGGAGGATGGGGCTATTCCCGATGTTGCCGTGAGCGCCGCATACGCGCAGTCTGTTTACCGCTTCTATCGCGCCGGCATCCTGACCGGCAATGACGCCAAGGGAACCTTTGGCCCGCAGACCACTATTACCCGTGGCGCTGCTGCGGCTATCATTAGCCGTATGGCGGACCCCTCTCTGCGGAAATCCTTCACGCTCCACCAGCAGCCTTTTGAGCCGGTTCCTATCAGTCAGCTTGCCAACTACAAGAGTCTCAAAAAGAGTATGACCGATTCCGAATTTCAGGCCGCCTATGACGCGGCGCGAAAAATCATTGAACCTCTTGCTAAGAAGGACCGTACCGAGCAGCTGAAGGGCATTGCGTCGGCGCTGCGTGACATGGTGGATAGTGGCAAGGTTGCATATACGACCTCAGAGCCGCACTACAACGACCCATACGGCTTCTTCGTTTCCGGTGTCGCCTCGTGTGCGGGCTGTACGCGAGCGACTGGTCTGTGCCTGAATATGTTGGGTATTCCCTATGAACACGTCAATGAGAACCAGTACACGCATCAGTGGTGCCGCGTGGATATGGGCGGTGGCGTGTATTGGATTTGCGATGCTTACGGATTGTACTGCGGTCCTGAATCCGCGCCGTACCAGCATCCCAATTTCCCCAATGCCTAATTTGCGAATCTCTTGACTTTTTTCACTTCTCTGTTATACTGAACATAGTGATTGTGTCCCGGAATGGTTGTGCGCCACGGGACCTGGCTGGAGAACCATTTCCCGGTTCTCCAGCCTTTTTTGTTTCCTTTGAGAGTGCGCAAAACACACGAAAAACGCATGGAATGTGCGTTTTCCAAAAAAGAAAAGGCACCCTTCGGGTGCCTTTTCGCAAGGTTGTGATTCAATTCTCCTCCTTTTTCGGGGTATTCGACATTTTGTGTGGGATTAGCTGGGGCTGACGAAGAGCCAGACTCAGCGCAATCCGCAGTTTTGTTGTAAGCATATACAATCAGACAGCGAAATACGCGATGTCGCACTCATCCAAAATATCTTCCACTTCATCACAGTCTTCATCGTTTTCAACAATCAACCTATCTAAAGGACCCCAATCGTAGTCAATGCCTGCTTCATCGAGTTTTTCTTCTACGAGGGCACATTCATCCCCATCGAGAATACAGTATCTTTTCATTTTTCCTCCATTTCTTTTCGCCAATTTTCAGACAGATTGAACACCGCCGCATAGAAGGCATCTGCCGCCTCCAGCGTCTGGTTGTCGCGGAAATTATCGGCTGCCTTGCAGATGCGCTCACTCAGGGCAAGAGCTGAACGGTCGAGGAACTCCTCTTTGGAGTGCTCGGTCATATAGGCCGCAAGAATAGCCTTTTTTTCTTCGGCAGCCTGCTTCTTCGTGACAACGCCTTTCTGATATGCCGCGTACAGGGTGCGAAGTGCCAGGTAATACCCCTGCTCTGCAAGTGTAAGACCTTTCGGCAGCTCATAGCCCTTCATTGCAGCTTTCTCCAGCTTAACATCCATTGGACTTCACCTCCAGCTTCACCGACTCGATGGCGCGAATAGCGTTGCCGAATCGCTTTGTGAGATGGTGGTCTTCTGCCCATTTCAGTACCGCTTTTTCACTTGGAAACATTTTGGCCTTCTCAGAAGAAGTGGAAGTCCAGATGCGGCTTCTCGTGAGCTTCACGATATAGGCTCCAGCCCTGTCTCCTTCCGTGATACGCAGAGCAAACAACTTCTCCGCAGGCTTGGAACTTTTAGCACTGTCAGCGCCAGCCCGTTCAAATGTGACCTTACTTGCGTGGAACGTGATACTGCCGAGTTCAGCAATGGCGTCGTCGATGTTCTTAAACACCTTTGCAGCAGCTCTATTGCGTTCGTAATTCCGGCAGCTGTGCTCCGTCTTTGTGTAGTAGCCATAAGGAGCCACTTTCACGACAACCGGTTCGTCATCACTCAGGGATGCCATCTTTTCGATGGAAAGCGGTTCACGGCCCTCAAAGGACAGATACGGGTAGAATTCCGTTACCGTTTTGTCGCTTCCATATACCTTCCACGCGCTTTCCATTTCCTCGGCAAACGCCTCAAGTTCCTGTGTTGTCTTGCAGTAGCAGTTGTGGACTGTTTCGCGCTTGTCCCCACGCCATACAACGATTCTGCCGTACAAAGGCGTATTGGGGCGGAAAAAGTTGATGCGTTCGATGTTCATGGCATTTCTGATGCCGCTCTCAACCCACTTGAGCACATCCTTGCAATACAGCCACTTTCCGCCCTGCTTCGCAAATTCGTAATCCGCGCCGTCACCGGTCGAGATAGCTCTCGCCCGTTCCAGCAGCTCTTCCGCAGGGATGGCAATGCGCTTATCCTTGTTGCTCAGCGTCATGGGATACCAGTTCCGTTCGAGGACTTCTCTTCCCTGAATAAATTCTGTGCAGTTGTTTGAACCGCTCAAAATCATTGGGATGATGCCTTTTGTCGTTTTTACAAACTGCCTCCCGTAGATAATGGAATAACTCATTTTTCATTTCTCCTTTTCATGTTTTCTGGTGGGATATATAAAAGCCAGCGGCCTGAAACCGCTGACTGAACTTTCCTTGTGTTTGCGATACTTCCTTTGTATGCTCTCAGTATACCGACAGAAACGGGAGACACCTCATTCCCCCCTTCAGGAACCTGAGAACCCACAATCGTTGAAAAAGGAAAAAGCGAAGAGAGGAAATTCCCCTCTGCGCTTTTTGTTAAGCGTATCTGACCGCCGCAGCGAATACCATCCGGTTGAAGCCGGTGGACTTGCCGCGAATTACATAGCGGTCATTCTGGTAATGCGTAGGTTCGGTGTACCCTGCGGCACGAAGCTCCTTCTCTGTGCCGTATACTGCCTCCAGTGTGACGTTACAGAAGCGAGGGGTGTATACTCTGTCACCCGCTTCCAGGTCTCCTCGTTCCTTGCGGGCAAGCTCCTCACGGTACGCCTGCTTGTATTCAGGCTGAGAGAGCACCGATACACGGGGCGTACTGCTGCTGTCCTCAAAGATGCGGTTCACGGAGGAAATGACCTTGCCGGACGCCGCTTTCTTCGCACAGAAGCGATACAGTTCCTCCTGAGCGTTCCCTTCGTCGCATTCCACGAAGCAGCTGCCATACTGGAAATTAACGCGGTAAATGATGCCTTTAATTTCGTGATACATGATTTTTCTCCTTTCAGTCGGCGCTATCTTTGCCTTCGCACTCGGCCCATTCGGCCTCACAGGGCCAAATCTCGGAGCCGAACCCTCTGTCCTGCTCCCATTCCTGGAACAATTCCTGAATGGGGGTGGAGATGCGGTCGCTGTCCTCCGGGTCATCGTACTGAAGGCTTTGCAGTTCCTCCATCAGTTCACGCAGGGAATGCCCGTGGTCGAGCATCCATTGCAGTCGAAATTTCTCATAATCGCTCATATTGTTCTCCTTTCTCGGCGGGGCCAGAAATCCGGTCCCGCATTCTGTTCACTTTTTTGACTTCCGTAGTGGACATTTCCTTGGAGCCGTTTCACCGTAGAAAATGATTGGCAGCTTAGTCTCGCCGTCCTTGTGATGGCAAACATAGCCCTTTTGGCCAAAAAGTCCAGAGCGCCAACTCCCACTATTTCCTTTCCTCGGAAAGTCATAGGCCTTGGCAAACTCACAGTCTCTGCATTTTTGCATAGATGTCACCAGCCGCACACAGTTGCCTTCTTGGCGTAATAGTCGCTGGCTTCTCTCACCGAGATGATGTCGAAGCAGGATTCCAGAGTGTGCATGACCTTACGAATCGTTTCTGTATCCAGGTCTGCACGTTCCATAGCGACAGCGGCATAGCCCAAGCAGGCATCATTGCGCCACGGACCGTTGAGAGAATCAAGCGTTTCTGTGGGCTGAGCGGCATCTTCCTGAGCAGGAGTTTCCGCATCCGGCTGCTGAGTGCCGCCGTATTCCTCAAAGGTATCGAAATCTCCAACCTCCGCCACACCGTCGCAGGTGCATTCACGGTCAACGAAGTCCTTATTGCCAAGTTCGATGTCGCCGGCGTTGCACAGCTCCTGCGCGGTCACTTCGGCGTCGATGCGCTCGGCGGCCCAGACGATAACGGTGCGGGAGAGCGTTTCCTGAACGGTCACGCAATACGGGAGTTTACCGCTCTCCGGAGCGGTTCTCACAGACTCCCAGCCCTTACTCGCCTCTTCGAAGCGCTTGACCAGCTCTTCGGCGGTGATTTCGAGTGTAGGCTTCTGCCCGGTCTCCTCGATGCGCTCCCACTCGAACCACGGATGGTCCGAGTCCGTTTCCGTATCGAATTTTCGCTCCGGCATCCCTACACGGGACGGCACGAAATACTCCTTTTCGTCCAAGCAGGCGATGATGCGCTGCTCCTGCTCCTCGGTCATCTCACCGAGGATGACGCATTCGTTCTGGACCTTGTAGTTGTCCGCATCGCGGTACAGGTAATGAATTCTGGTATTCATCATTTCTTCTCCTCTTAGTAATTTAATCAAATGCTTCCAATTCATTGAAAAGCTGTTCCAAATCGGCATTTTTCCTGATAGTGGGAATATGTCTCCGGTTTTCACAGAGACTTTCAACGGCGCTCTCGTCGAGCTGGTTGAAATAGTCAGGACTATCGCAACTTACCAAGCTGCCATAGCAGCGGTCGAAATAGAAATAGTTGCTATGTGGATTGAAAGCTCCATATTTCTTGTTTCCACCGCTGTCCAGACTCCAGGTGTCTGCGTCATAGCCGTCGAACCCGCAGCGCAGAATATCAACCGGCTCTTTTCCGGCGAACAGGTCGTTCAGCTCGACCATAGAACGGCAGCGAGTATCGCCCAAATACCCGTTCTCGTTACAGTCGTCCAACTCTTCAATGGCTGTGGTGAAGAAAGACTTGTTATCCTTGAAGAATTGGATGATTTCCTCGATAATGCTTTCCTTTGTTCTCATTGGTTTTTCCCCTTTTCGGATTTAGTGTCTTACGCCGGTATCAGACCGAACGTTTCCTTAAACCAGCTTCTGATTTCCTCCTTGCTCGTCCCCGCTTTGAACGGAATCGCCGTAGGCCTTTCCTGTGTGCCGCACCAGACCGTCCACTCTTCGCGGATGCGGCCCGTCGCGTCTCTTGGCGTCTTGGCGTAGTCCGTCCAAAGGGACTGTGCGATGTACTTCTTTGCCCACGTCTGAAGCTCTGCGCCCTCCTGCTCCAACACAGTATCCATATAGACCCTTGCGGAGATACCATCCAGGCTGTCGCCGCAATGCAAATCTATCTGCTTCTGTGCCCATCTGTGCATGAAAGCATACCCAGGCAGGTTTCGAAAACGCCAAATCCGAGCCGCGAAATTCTTTTCGTAGGCATACTGGACATGATTGTTCTGCTTCCAGCTCAAGGGTACAATGTTGAGCGGACCTTTCGGTAAAACTTCTCTCGTCATGTTTCGAACTCCTTTCAGCAGATTCCGTTCTCTCTGAACTCTGTCAGCAGACCATAGCGCCGACCGAGTTGTTCAAAGACGGACTGCGCGATGGCAAGCTCCTCGCAGCTTATGGATTGCTCTCCAAACCGTTCCTGCCACTCGATAGCTTTCTCACGCGCCTTTTCCTTTTTTTCCTGATAAGTGCTCATTCTTTCAATGTCTCCTTTTCGTTGATTTTTTTGGTATTTGCGAAAATAGGTGGGTGGAGAGAGTTGCTTGGGTTATCCCGCAAGCAACTCTCTTCTTATCTGTATTTAGCCTTTTGCAGGGCTTACAACGCCATGAAGATGTCTTCCGCATCAGGGGTTTCCCACGAAATCGTGTACATTGCTTTTTCTCCTTTTACAAAAATTCAGAATTCCGCTTCGCATTCCTGAATGTTGTCCAGAACAGCTTTGACAGGGCAATCCAGACACGCGGTCTCAAAGTCCTTCAAAGTCACTGTGCCGTCCTCAGAGACGGAGGCATGGTCGCACTGAGCGCAGAAATTCCAGCAATCCTGCTGCGTCAGAGATGGCTCTCCAAGCAGCTCATACCAGGGGCGCGTATCAGGCGTTACATGGAACTTTGCCAGCGGGCAAACCGTTTCTGTCCCAATAAAGGGGCCGAGCTTGTCCTTGGACGGCTTATTGCTATGCCCACAATCGTAGGCACAGTAACACTGGCCACGGCCGCAAATGAGCTGAGCAATCAACTCGCGGTCTTTGAACTCCTCCACAGAGCAGTTCTTGATGAGCCATCCGTACTTGTCGGACAGGGCGTCAACCGCCGCATCCGCATCGTCGGCACCGTCAACGATTTCCTCGGTAGGAAGAGAAACTTCCTCCCCATCCGTCTCCCAGTCGATGCTGGTTATCATGAATTTTGCCATTTCAAGTATTCTCCTTTCAGTTTTTTGACTGTTTTTTTATATATAAAAGTCAGCATCCCTAACGGACGCTGACTGAACATTCTTTATGTTTGTGATACTTCCTTTGTATGGTCTGAGCATACCAGAAGATATGCAAAGCGTGAAATTTCCCGTCGCAGGAACCTAAGAACCTTAAAGCTAAACAACGCCACCGACCGCGTATTGCAGTCGGTAGCGTTGCTTGCGTACTTCAGATTTCCCAAAAACCTGCGGTGTCCTTCAACTCGTCGGCGAGGTATTCTCTCAAAGCCTCGCGGACTATTGCCGACAGTTCGCCGGAGCCGCCCTTGCGTTTCTCACGGATACCGCGCTCCTCCAGCGCGAGAATCAGGTCTCCACTCATGAAGTACGAGCGTTTTACCAGTTCATCCGGCTTTTTGGAGTCGTAGCGGTATGGCTGAGAAATAGCACGGGTCAGCTTGCGACGCGGCTTTTCTTCCAAGCCAATCGCTTCCATAGAAGGAGGGATTTTGGACGGCTTCTGTGCGACACTGGGCAACTTCGTACTTGCCTTCGGCTCTTCCTGTGTTTCAGCCTCCAGTCTTTTCTCAGACTCCTTTTCCGGTTTCTGCTCCTCCGCTGCTTCCTGCGGCCCGCCGAACAGGCTCGCGTACATTTTGTTCGTATCGAGACTTCCGAGCTTCTTTGCCATATCAGATACCCTCCTTTGCGATTTCGTCTGCCAGTGCCATATAATCCATAGCAACCGTGCTGTCCGGTGCAGCCGTCAGCAAGTCCAGTTCACGGCTCTTGGTCTCTTTTACGATAACTGCCGAGCGAATGAAGGTGTTGAACACCTTAGTGTCCAGCGCATTTGCTGCCTGCATCGCAACTTTCATCATGTCCTTGCTGTTATTCTGGCGCGGGTCGAACTTGGTGAACAGGATGCCGAGGATTTTCGGGTCCACGTTGCAATACTGCCTTGCCTGCTGAATCGTGTTGCCGAGCTGGGCGATACCGCTGATGGCGTCGGAATCCGCATCCGTGGGAATTAGAATGTAGTCGGCGGCCACAATCGCGTTGGTTGTCAGGATGCCGAGGGAAGGCGGCGTGTCAATGAGTACATAGTCATAAACGTCCCGCACAGCGCTGTCCTTGAGTGCGTTTTTCAGGCGGAAGCTACGACCAATCTCAGATACCAGCTCCCCTTCCAGACCGGCCAGCAGAATATTGGTGGGTAAGATATCAAAGCGGTCGAAGTGCTGGATAGCATCCTGAATGGCGATGTCCCCTCTGAGGACGCTATAGACGCCCCTGCCGTTATCCTCCGCACCGACCTGCTTGCTGAGATTGCCCTGCGGGTCCATATCGACCGCAAGAACTTTGTTCCCGCGCTTTGTCAGCGCGGAAGCCATGATTGCGGTGGTCGCTGTCTTTGCGACGCCGCCCTTCTGATTTGCAATGCAGATAACCTTCATCGGTTTTTCTCCTCTCATATATTAGTTTCAGCGAACTTCGCTTGGCTTCCTTTGTGACGTTATTATACCACACAACAGCTTGATTGTCAATAAGAACTCAAGAGTAAAAGAATGTGGGTTCTCAGGTTCCATCCGTACTTGTTGCAAATGCCGAAACAGCGAGCTTTTCGCCGTCGCTGGTAATGCGAATGGTTCCAAGTTCGTCCGTGCGGTAGACCTTGATGCCGTGCTGGCTGAGACGCTGCAAGGTTGAGGTTGCCGGATGATGGTACATTTCGCCCATATCGCTTTCGGAATCCACGCTAATGACTGCGATTTCTGGTGCCACGGCATCGAGGAAGGAATCTGCCGTGGAACCTGCGGAGCCGTGATGGCCTACCTTCAGGACGTGGCTCTTGAGGTCGTAGCCACTCATTTCGAGGCCCTGCTCCGTGTTCATCGTCGCATCGCCGGTGAAGAGGAATGATGTGTTGCCATAGGTGAGCTTAATAACGATGGAGGACTCGTTCAGGTCAGGCATATCCGTATCACAAGATAGAATCTGCCATGTGGCATCTCCCAGCGTATATGTCTCCCCCGCCTTCGGTGTCAGCTGCTCGGCGGAGCTGCTGTCTGCGGCCTCCACTACAGAGCGGTAGGTTGCGGTCGTTCCCTCCTCCTCGGAGAGCATAATGTAATCGACTTCGGAGCTGTACGCGGTAATAACGTCATCCATACCTCCGATGTGGTCCTCGTGGTTATGGGTGCCAATCACATAGTCCAGATGGTCGATGCCAAGGCTCTTAATGTAATTGGTCAGTGGTTTTCCATCCGGATTGTTGCCGGCGTCTATGAGCATGGCGTTTTCATCGTTGTAAATGAGTATTGCATCCGCCTGTCCAACATCTATGAATTCCACATTGAGTGTGCCAGAGACCAGCGTCCGTGTACCCTGTACCGCCGCGTTGTCCTGACTTGACGTCTGCGTATCGCCGGTGTTCTTATCGCCCTTCCATAGCCCTTGAGGGCCATCCAGTGGACTTGCGATGTACTCGATAGCGTCTATCCATGACTCCGGGACAATCCCGACGCCGTAGCCTACGGACATCAGAATAAAGAAGACTGCGAGGAAGGACGCAATTTTCTTCACAAGGCTGCCCTTTTTATGCTTTTTGCTACTCATGATTTCGTGAGGATACTTGTTGGAGTATCCCATCTCCTTTCAAGAAAATGAAAATTTGGCGTTTTGAAATTTGTACGCTATACTTGGGAAAATGGCAAAGGAGGTTTTCCCATGACGGAATTATTTGATGCTGCCAAAACTTTTTTATCAAGCCTGAGTACAGACCAGCTGGTAGCTCTGTTTATTGGGGTGATGGCGCTGTCCTGCGCCGTCAAGCTCTTAAAGGATACGCTCTCCACCATCGTGAGCATCCTTGGCGTACTGTTTATTCTCTATTTCTTCGCTCCCGGTCTTTATGCTGACCTGATTGTGATGTTCATGCAGGCACTCCGCTGGCTTGGTAGTCTTTTTGCAGGGCTTTCGAGCCATTGACCTCAAAGATGCTCCCGGACAACCGGGAGCATCTTTTTTGCCCTTGTTCCGCATCACATTTTCTGCTCCAGCTCGAAGTAAATGCCATCGCAGTACATGAGCGGTAGTTTCGGGCTGGTGAAGCCGTAAAGTCCGCAGGAGATGAAGTTATGCACCTCGATGACAGCCGTTTGGCCATTCCGCAGCACGGCTACATCGAGCGTGTATGCTTTCGGAGTATTGGTGAAGGCTTCAACCATCTTCTCTACGGTGGTCCTGTCAGGCATTTGCCACGGGTCGCCGGAATAATTTTTAAGGTCGAGAATGTTGCCTCGATGAACAAATATGCGCCACTCTGAAACGATGTCGATAGTTTGTGAAACGAAGTAGTCTGTATCGTCCGGCAGCTTCTGTCCTGCGTGGTAGATGCCGGCATAGTCACACTTCACGACGGATGCGCTTTTAATGAATGCTTTGCCAAGGTCGGCGAGGGCGCTTTCGGCCTGCTGCTTCCCATGCGTAACCTGTACCCACCTGTGGGCGAATGGCCTCAGCGGCTCTGGGATGAAAAGCGGAGTCAGCCCGCGTTCAATGCCATACCACCGTCTCAGACCACTCTCAACAAATTCAATGGAGCCGACCGGAATCAACTGTTCCCCGTCCTGGAAGGTGTTCTTACAGGAGCTTGTGAGCATCGTGGCAATAGGGTCTTCCGGGTGCAGCCAGTTATGTTCGTCGATAACCTCAAGCAACACCGCCGAGTCCGGGGACGGCAGCGAAAAGCCTGAGTTGTCGTGAGGAAGTGTCTGGATACAGAAGGTCACATTATTCACCACTTTCGTCCTCCTGTTCGGCCAGCACCTTCGTGAGGAGGGGACACTTCTTCCGGTCGTCCAGAATCCGCTTGGCAAGAGTTAGCGCATACTTGTATTTATCCGGATATGCCAGCATCAATGCCATGTATTTGTTTTCGCCGCTTTGCCTGGTTCCAAGAAAGTCTCCCGCTCCACGGATTTTCAGGTCTTCCTCCGCGATTTCAAAGCCGTTGGTGGTTCGAACCATTGCACCAAGCCGTTGCATCGCTTTTTCCGACTGGTCATTGCTTTGCAGCACACAATAGGATTGCAGGCTGCTTCTGCCGACACGTCCGCGAAGCTGGTGCAGGGAGGAAAGGCCGAACCGCTCGGCGTTTGTGATAATCATTGCGGTGGCATTCGGTACATTGACACCGACCTCAATGACTGTCGTTGCAATAAGAACATCAATCGCTCCATCCTTGAATTTCTGAATCGTTTCCTCTGTTGTTTCCTTGCTGTCTCTGCCAGTCAGCGTGGCAATGCGGACACCGTATGGCTTCAGCCATTTCTCGTATTCCCTGCTAACTTCTTCCACGGAAAGAACTCCGGCCATATCTTCACTGGAGTCAATCATCGGCGAAACCACATAGCATTGGTGGCCTTTTCTTTTCTGACTCAGAACAAATCGCATGATTCGTTCTTCGTCCGTGGCGATACCGGTAACAACCGGCTTCCTCCCTGCTGGCATCGTCTGGATGGTGTAGAGGTCGATTGCGGAGCCATAAATGACCTGCGCCAGCGTCCGGGGGATGGGGGTGGCACTCATGGTGATGCTGTGAACGCCCGCCGCCGCCTTTTCGACCAGAGCCGCCCGCTGCGCAACACCGAATTTGTGTTCCTCGTCCGTAACCGTGATACCAAGGTTCTTATATTCAACGCTCTTTCCGATAACGGAATGCGTACCGACGATGATATTTGCCTCACCGCTCGCAATGGACGCCAGAACAGCCTTCTTCTCCTTCACTTTCATGTTGGAACCGAGATACGCGATGTGGAAGCCTACCGGCTCCAGAATTGCGCATAGGTCGGCATAGTGCTGTTTGGCAAGGACTTGCGTGGGAGCCATCAGGACTGCCTGATACCCATTCTCCGCAAGCACAGCCATCATCAGTATGGCAACGATGGTCTTGCCACATCCGACATCGCCCTGGACCAGCGCATTCAGGCGCTTTCCCTCCCGTACCTTCTGAATCATGGAATTCACGGTATCCTTCTGGTCCTTCGTGAGCTGATATGGCAGGTTTTCCGTGATTTCCTTTATGGTGCCAAGCGTTTTAATATTGAAGGGGCTGCCAATACTGGAGCTTCTGGCCGCGTATTCATTACTCATGGCGAAGTACACCATATCGTCCAGAAGAAGACGGTCATGGGCCTTTTCTATCTGCGCCATGCTCTGCGGGAAATGGACAGAGTACAAAGCCTCCCGCATAAGCAGCAGCTTCTCGTCCGCAACCATGTCCGGAGGCAGCGTCTCTCCCAGCGCCTCTGGCATACTGACTGCTGCTTCCATTTTTGCAGACAAGTAGTCCATGCTCATGCCGGGAATTTTGCTGTAAACTGGGATAATACGCTTTCCGATGCTGATACGAGGCTCAAACATTTCCGGCGAGGTCGCCGAGTAATTGTCATATTCTGCGCTATATTCGAGTTTTGCGCACAAATAGACCTTATGTCCAACGAACTCTTCGTACTTTGCCGCGAGATAGTTTTGATGGAACCATTTGACGAAGATACGCTTTCCGTCTTCCGTTTCGCAAAACACAATCATCAACGGCTTTCCGTTGTTGTAGGTACAGACTTTATTGACCGTTACAATAAGACAGGAGATTTGGTCCTCCGGCAAGATTCCAGTCTCTCTGCTGAAATCGTTGTATTTTCGCGGAAGGTAGCGTACCATGTCCTCAACAGAGAAAATACCTTTCCCGTTGAACTGCTTTTCCTTCTGCGGGGTGATACCGATAGCCGACAATTTCACGATTTGCCCCCCTCCTTTCAAATAAATCAAATATGCGCCCGGATATCATCTGCCAGAAACTGTACGGTTGTTTCCCCACGGAAGGTATTCTCTCCGAGACTGCCAACAGCGTCGATGACCTCCGGACTCCCCATGCTGCGGAACGCTTCCGCCATGTTGAATGCCACCACGTTTCCATTCCTTCCGGACAACTTGATGTGCGTTTTATTCGTGCCCATCTCCAGCATACCGAGCGCCTGAAATCCTCTCACCATACACACGGGTTTTGGGACACTCTGTCCGAACGGTTGGTACTTCTTGAGCGTCTGAACTGCCGCTCCAAAATCCTTGGACTGGAGCACAATGTCATAGCGGATATACTCGCCCGCCTGTTCAATACCGGTGCAGTAATCCCTCGCACGTTTTCTGAACTCGGAGACCTTATCGGGCATCAAAGATAAGCCCGCAGCACCCACATGGCCGCCGTATGTGATAAGCAGGTCAGAAAGGGTGTCCAGCATAGCCTTCATGTCAAAATCTCCATAGGACCGCCCCGACCCTTTTGCAATGCCATCTTCCGTTTCGACCAGAACAATGGTTGGAACATGATACTGATTTGCCAGCTTGCCAGCAACCAGACCAACGATGCCCTCCGGCATTTTCTTTGCGAATGCAACGAGTGGCGCGGACAGCTTCTCCTGCGTGTCAATCGCGGCGCGGATTTTGCCCATCCACTCCTCAACAGTCGCTTTCCGGTCGTTGTTGATGGCAACCATCTTTCCAAGATAGGCCTGTGCGTTGCTGTTATCCGTACACAGTAGGGCCTTCAGCACGGACGTTCCTCCGGCATTATACATACGCCCAGGCGCGTTGATAAGCGGCGCGACGGTGTATGCGATAGTCTCTTCATTCATCGGAGCGCCGGAGGAGGCTGTCCAGAGCAACTGATTGATGCCGGCAGGCAGATGCGCTTCCCCGCTGTTGACTCGTCGCAAGCCATTCATAACAATAGCTCGGTTATCACCCGTCAGCGGCATGGAGTCCGCAATCGTGCCGATACACGCAAGTACCAGTAAATCATCCGGCATGGCACTGATGTCCGCAACGCGGAGCATATACTGCGCCAGCTTGAACGCAAGACCTGCACCGCAATATTCCTTGTATGGGCTGGAGTCTCCGTCCATGTGTGGGTCACAAATTACAGCGGCGCGTTTCGGTTCACGGCCATCTGCGAGATGGTGGTCCAGCACTACGACCGTGTTGCCGTGCTCCGTGGCGGCCTTGTCCAGAACGTCGCCGGCCGCGATGCCGTTGTCTACCGTGATGATAAGGCTGTTTTCGACGCCCTTCAAAATCGAATCGGATACGCCGTATCCGTCCGTAAATCTGCGGGGGATGATGGGCCGCACCTTGACGCCCATGCTATACAGGAGCCGCGTCAGAATCGTGGTCGAGGTGATGCCGTCCGCATCATAGTCGCCGACAATCACGACGGGCATATTCTTGCGGATACATTCCTCAATGGTCTCCCCCGCCTGCTTAATACCGCAGACTTGCTCTGCGGGCACTTCTCTCGGCGATAGCAGTTCTTCTGCGCTTTGACCCGACATACCGAGAATTGCCTCTTCGATTGTATGATAAATTGTTTTATTCTGAATCCATTCCATTGCTCAAGAATTCCCTTCTGCGGACAAACGCCTTCGCGCAAAGGAACTGCCCGTCGTCGCTTCTACAATAGTCGCAAAGCTCCATCCCGCCGCATGGCGTCTCAACACCATGTTCCCGTTTCTGCGCCTCTTTCAGCACCTCGTCGAGTGCTGCGAGGATATCGTCCACACTGAACAGGATGTCAGCAGGCCTATCATCTTCCTCGCCGCAGCCGTCCGCGTATTTTGCGCTCTCCGCACAGGCCATCTGGTCACACAGCTCGTTATACTGATTGCCGTTGTGTCCTTTCACCCAGATGAAGGTGCATTTGCGTTGTGCTGTCAGCTTATCAAGCTCCTTCCAGAGGTCCAGGTTTTTTACCGGGCCTTCCTTTCGCTTCCAGCCGTTCCGCTTCCAGCTTTTCAGCCAGCCGTCGTTAAAGGCCCGTACAACATACTGGGAGTCGCTGTATATCTTTACGCTGGTCGTGTCCTTGTCCAGCGCCTTTAATCCTTGAATCAGCCCCATCAGCTCCATGCGGTTGTTCGTCGTGTCGCTCGCGCCTCCGGACAACTCTATCTGCTTCCCATCGCAAAGGATGACAGCCGCCCAGCCGCCAGGTCCGGGATTGCCGATGCAAGAGCCGTCTGTATAGATGGTTGCCTGCTTTCCTATCATCGAAATTCTCCTTTCTGCCTGTATTCTTGAGAATACAAGCACCCTGGTTCTTTGGTTCTCATTATACCACATTACTGCTAAATTGTCAATTTATTGCGTATTTATTTGCGGGCATTTTTCTGTTTTTCTGTGAACTTGAAAATAAAAAAAGCGGCTATGCGAAAACGCATGGTCGCTCTTTATGCCGATAGATTTCTTCATCGCCGATGTGTGTCCACGAAATCACAAATGTGTCAAGCCAGTCCCCCATCCGCTCGGATTCTTTCTGCATCCAATGCCGGATTTCGGCCTGGGTCGCTGTCCAATGAATATCGAACTTCTTTGTGTTCACTATACGCCCTCCTCCTATGAGGAATGTTATCTCAAGGTTTTCGTGTGCAACACCGCTCCTTACCCGCAGAGTTGTTCAATCACACACCGCAAGAGTAGCAGAGCAAGGAAGGCAACACCAGCAATGATGCGGGCGCGGACGCGCTGTCTCTCTTGAATTTGTTCGAGATTGCTATTCATCATAGAAAAATCACTCCTGTCTCGTTAGATTTGGTGGGGGATTATTGACTTATGTCAGAGATTGAAATTGCAGAATTTGGCTGGATGCCTATTTAGTATCATTGTCAGTTGTAATTGACACCAAATGTGCGTGTTGGCTGTGTTATTTTGCAGCGTGTGCGTGGGGCGTGGACTCCTATTTGGTGTCGATGACATCTATGGTCTACACCAAGTAGGTATGCAAAGCAGCTCCTCTTTACAAATTGCCCGTTATTTTTAGATTGATTTTCACCTTCTTTTTGTCGTCCACGATGATAGAATCTATAATTCTTCTGAGGTCCATATTGGTTGCAGATTGCAGGCTGAGAAACCGCTCAATTTCCGCCATCGCTTCATTCGTGATGCTTTCGATGGTCCTTTCCTGTGTCCGTTGTCCTTCGAGGAGAATAAGCTGGTCATCAATCACATTGATAGATTCGTTGATTTCTGCTGTCTTACTTTTCAACGCTTCCATCGTGATGATATCATTGGCGTACATCTCCATATACTTTTCCAGCTTTGCCTTCAGTTTGACCTTTTTCGCCTCAAGCGCTTGAGCGTCTGGCTTACTTCCCTCCACCGCATTTGCTTCCTTAAACTTGCGTGCGATTTCCTGAGCGATGGACTCTTTGTTAGAGACAACCTCTCTCAGGTAGGTGGAGAGTGTTTCAATTAGGTCATCCTCTCTGACGATTGTGTTGTTGGAACATCGTTTTGCGGTATACTGGTTGTTGGTTGGACATCGCCAGTAAATGTAATCGGAGTTTGGATAATGCGTCACTCTTCGTGAGAAAGCCCGTCCGCATTCCTTGCAGCGTATCAGGGTGCTGAATAAATGCCTGTTGCTGTATCGCCCGGTGAAATGCGTGTATTCGGTCGCGTATTGTTTTCTCCTCTGCTCCAAGATTTCCTGTGCCTGCTGGAAGCGTTCTGGCGTTATGATGGCCCATTCCGGGCGGTCATGGTGGTAATGCTGTTCCTTCGGCAGCGCCTTCGTCGTTCCTTCCAGAAAGTCCACAACGGTGTAGCGGTGATTGATGTAATGTCCGCTGTAAATTGGGTTCTCCAGTATTCTCCGTATGTTCCTCTGGTTCCAATCGTTACCAAACTTGGTTTTCATCTGCTTTTCGCCAAGTGTGATGGCGATAAGGCGGCATCCAAGTCCCTCGTCGATGTAGAGATGATAGATTTCTCTGACGACCTCCGCTTCCCTCTCGTTGATTTCCATAGTGAAGTTATCAATCCGGTCATATCCGAAAATTCGCGGCGGTACTCTTCCTTTCTTTGATGTAATATTCTTCCCGAACTTGACTCGCTTAGACAGGTTTGAGCTTTCCTCCTGCGCCACAGCGCCGAGCAGCGTGATGACGAACTCCGATTCGCCAAGCACTTTCTGGCTGTTATTGACAAAAATCACGTCGATTCCTCTCGATTTGAGCTGTCGAATCGACGTGAGTAGGTCTACAGTATTTCGTGCAAATCGTGAGACATCCTTGACCACAAGAAGGTCAAATAGCCCAAGTTTTGAGTCGCTCAGCATTTTGTTGAACGCATCGCGCTTTTTGAGCTGTCTGCCTGTAATTCCTTCGTCCGTGTAGACATTGACCAGATGATGCCCATTCTGCTTTGCAAAATCCGAGAAAAACTCCATCTGATGCTCTAAGCTATCTAATTGCCGTTCCTCGTCGGTGCTAACTCGTGCGTATCCGCACATTCTCATGTGCCGGCCTCCTTTCGATGCCAGCCAAATTCTGCTGGTTCGATTATACCACGCACATCCCGCTCGTTCAAGATGCTACCTCCGCTCGGCCGGCAAGCAGCTTTGAAAGCACGATATCTTGAATGGCCTGCATTAGTTCGTCAGGAGTCGCACCGCATTCGATGGTAAATACCACTTGTGTTGGCTTTTTCACCTGAAACACCTCCACTGCGAATTTTATGTTTCACACGGCCGAGTATATGAGAGTGATTCGCTCAGTCCTCGTCCTCGTCATCATCCTTTTCCCATTTCCTACGCTTTCTGCCGTTAGGAAGCAGAAATACGGCGAGTAGGCATTCCGTCAGGACCCATATTCCAAATTTCTTTTGAACCTCTGGGTCAAACGCCGCAGGTTGGTATCCTTCAAACAGGATTTGAGGGATATGGCGCAGGACGTCCATATAAAGCTCGCCCTGCTCGTGCCAAAAATATGCGATGCCAAGAATCAGGACACCTACTACAACGCCTTTATAGATGGCTCTACGCAATGGTAGCACTTCCCTTCACAGGAGGCAGCTCATGCCCCGCGTTGACGATGAACGGCATCCAGGCGTTTACCTGAATAGTTCCGTCGTGTCTATTTCTGGAATAAACGATGAAAGAACCCTTCTCGTGCTTCAGGTCTGCCAATGCTCTTGCGACTGCCGCAAAGTTCTTGTTTCTCATGGCGGAATACCTGGCCGCAACCTCTGCGAGAGAAGCATACGGGTTTGCCTTGATGCAGATAGACAGGCAGGCCAGTCCAACGGATTTAGAGTGTCCTCCTTTATCGTAGAAGCACACATCTTCAAAGGAACACTTCATGTCCTCGTCCTTATGCTGTTCAATTTCGCTCAGTAGGCGAAGCGTCCGCTCGCTCAGGTCAGGGTCGGAAGATACCAGGGCTTTCCCCTGTTCGGACAGCAGCTTGTCAGGGAGACTGCACCAGGCATCGACGCCCGGCTGCGTTTTCAGCGTTCGGTTTGCCATTTTTCAACTCTCCCCTTTCACCAGAAATTCAATGCTTTCCGCATTATCCAGAACCTCCGCTTGAATATAGACAATTACAGAGGTCTGCTTGCAGTTAGAGATATCTTGACTGAACTGGAAGGCAGGATTGATTTCTGCCGGTTCGATGACGATTTTAACGCTCTCGTCCCCGACATACTGCTCGGCGGCCACCAGATTGACCCCTGTTCCGTAGGCATCTGTAGAGAAAACAATCGCCTTATATCCGGCGGCATACCAATCATCGACGAGCGGGACCTGTTCCGGCTCCACCTGCACGATGTCAAGGTATTCGCTCAGGTACTTTTCGTATTCCTTCTTCGTGTCCAGCATTAAATATCCGTTCTTCTCCAGTTTTCTGTTTACCTTTGTGGAGAGCACGGACTTGCAGAAGGTTCCTTTTGCATCCATATCTGCAAGGGAATCCTCTGTATAGGGCTGGATGGTTACTTGACCTGAGATGCCGCCTCCCGACGGCATCCCGGTCATCAGTGAGATAGAGATTCCGACAACTGCCGCAACTATCAGCGCAACACCGGCAATAGCTGTCAGAAGTTTTGCCCTTTCTTTCGCTCTGCTGTGCATGACGGTCAAATTTCAACTTCGCCTGCGGGAACGGCAACGGCCACAGCGGGTTCGGTGGCAGGTGCAGCAGGCTCAACCGGTGCGACAGGCGCAGCAGGCGCGGAAGTAAACTCCGCAGCTACGGGTGCAGGAGCGGCTTCCTGGACAGGTGCGGGTGCGGCTACCTCAACTGCGGCAGCAGGCGCTTCCGAAGTGGGAGTAGCAGGCGTAGCCTGTTCAGCCTCCGGCTCTGCGTCCGGTGCAGCATTTACCTCCATGACCGGCGTGGCGGTCTTTACGAACAGAGCCAGGTCCATCTCATACTTCTTTGTGGACGTCTCCAGACCAGTCACGAGGAAAGAACGGTCTGTTCCGTACTTCTTGCGCAGATAAGCGAGGGCCTGAGTGGAATCGACAGCATCTGCGACCAGTTCGGACGGACATTCCTTGAATGCCGGCATACCGTTCTCCAAAACGGCCTCGGAATAATGGATGACCGTAGCGGTCACTTTTCGTGTGATTTTTTCCATGTGTAAGCTCCTTTCGGCGGGCAAAAATTTCAAAAAATAAGCGGCATCACAAGACAAACCCGCGAAAAACGGATAGTTTGCGACGCCGCTTTTGCTGGCTGCTGCTTGCCCGTCTCTCCGGACTGTCACCGCTGCGGGGCGGCTGCTTGCGGTTAGCCCCCGTGAGTCCCCGTTTTCCCTGCCCTGATGTGCTCTATCTGTGGGCAGACCGTTCAGACGTGTACTTTGTCCGAGCACTGGACGTGGAGCAACGTACCGGATTCGAACCGGCACCGCCGATTTGGAAGACCGGAGTGCTGACCGTTAAACACCAACGCTGCTTGTTGCAGTTCCCGACAATCAGAGTATCGTCTACTTGCGCGTAGTGGGCGTTTTCGCAAGCCGCCGTGTATACCCACCGGCTCCGCATCTGAATTGTCGGGCATTGTCATTCTTCGTGAGGCTTTCTGCACACGCTCACATCAGCCGAGAGCGACTCGGCAGCTGGTTTCGGGGGCGGGACTCGAACCCGCGTCAACCGGCTTATGAGGCCGGACTGGAACCATCTCCAGGCACCCCGATATGTATGGCAGGGACGGTTGGGAATCGAACCCACCACACGCGGTTTTGGAGACCGCATCGCCAGCCTTAGAACATTCGCCCCTGTATTGCGGATTCAGCTCTTTGCGTTTGCAACCGCATCCGAGCGAAAAACAGTCGTTTCGCCAGAAAATAGAGAGGCAATACAACTGAAAAAGTTCTTATCCGCGAGAGCTTTTTAAGGTGAAGAGAGGGCCATCAACCGTTGCCGCGAGGAGTCGAACCTCGCCGCTTGGGGAATCGAACACCCGCCCCGGCCCTCTGGTCCGGGACCATCCCGGATGGCATAACCCCCGCTTAGATTGTCACACACCGCGACCCGATGACTGTGCTCCGAAAAGTCGCAGCCCCGAATTTGCTCGGCTGTATCGGGCCGGACGCATCTTCCGGTGCAGTTTTCAGCAAGGGATGGAGCTGAAAGTCGGACTCGAACCGACAACCTACGCATTACGAATGCGTCGCTCTACCAACTGAGCTATTCCAGCATTTTTGTTCGGCTCCCGGTCGCGGACGCCTTCCTACCAGCCGCCAAACACTTAGCAATGATGCCAGCCGCCCAGCACTTAGCTTTTTGCGCTTCCTCGCCCGCATACCGGGATGGTGCTATCGAAGGGACTTGAACCCTTACACTGTTTCCAGCAGCAGATTTTGAGTCTGCTGTGTCTGCCAATTCCACCACGATAGCATATAGACTCCCCGCGAGCGAGTAGCTATTCCGCTCATGCCGGATTTACTATCCGCCCTCGGTGGCACATTTTCCGAGGAATCCGGGCTTGAAAAAGAAGAGATGTGGCTGGACAAACAACTTTTACTGTCCTGTCGGCACGGATGGGTTCCCGCCCCGGTGGATTTTCACCACTATATTCTGTTAAGCCCATCTCTTTTGGATGCGGAAGACGGGAATTTCCGCAATGGCGGTCCCTGCTGGACTCGAACCAGCGACACCCTGATTAACAGTCAGGTGCTCTACCAACTGAGCTAAGAGACCAAATGGGGCTGGGAGCCGGATTTGAACCGGCGACCTACGCATTACGAGTGCGTCGCTCTGCCAACTGAGCTATGCCAGCATTTTTTCTTTGGGAGAATGGCTGAGATGGCTGGATTCGAACCAGCGAGTCAGGGAGTCAAAGTCCCATGCCTTACCACTTGGCTACACCTCAATATTTCGCGGGCAGACTTTGGGACCGTCTGCCGGGGTCGTAATCTCGACGAGTGCGCCAGCAACGGGATTCGAACCCGTGAACTCTACATCCTTTTGGATTAAGAAGCTGAATCCGCCCAGACTTCTGCCGGCATAAACAGTTTTTAGAGGAGAAAGCAGACTACAATGCCGCCTGCCAGGGCGCTTCATGAATGGAGAAAGTTGAAAAAATGGCGGGTGGCCGGATTTGAACCGGCGAGTGCGCTCTCCTACCAAAGCGCCCGCATATATTGCTTTAAGGGGGGATTGGCAGACTATAACGCCGCCTGCCGGGGCAGATGTATGGGTAAAAAAAGGAGAAGAAAAAAATGGCGGGCGGTCGGATTCGAACCGACGAGCGTTTGCCCCTGCCGGAGCACCCGCATATATACTGAAGGAGAAAGGCAGACTACGACGCCGCCTGCCAGGGCAGATGTATTTGAATGAAAAGGGAGAAAGAAAAAATGGCGGGCGGTCGGATTCGAACCGACGGGCATTTGCTCCTGCCGAAGCACCCGCGTGTTTTGCCTCCTTCAATTTATGTTTGTATTATACCACATAACATCTTGATTGTCAATAAAATGATGAAAAAAGGCCCCCAGAATTGTGGGGGCCTTTCAATTAGTTCTGGCCAGCCAACTCGTCTGCCCAGAGCGAAAGCCAGCTGTAGATTTCGTTGCCTACGGCTGCATCGAACTCAGGATGCTCGTCGAAGCTCAGCGGAGCGTCGATTTGAGAACACTCCCCCGATTCGGGTTCGTAAACGTCGATTTCAACATGGTCGTTATCCATACGGATGGTCAACTCAAGATTTCTTTCCATAGTACATTCTCCTCCTTTTTAACTCCGGTTCTTCCATTTTAGTGGTGAGATTGGCTGGGCTGACAAGGAGTCAGGCCCAGCGTAATCCACAGTTTTGTTGTAGGAATTTACACCTTTTGCATTGCTTTATGTCAGCCCTGCCCCGGAAACGGGCCGCGAGGCATTTCCTGCTTTGCGGGCGTTTCTGCATCAGGCTTAGGTGCATCCGCCATGGCGGGCTGAGCCTGCTCAGGGGCTTTGACCGGCCGCGCAAACGCCTTAACGGTATCCCAGAATACATCCATCTGGTCCGTACACTCACGCTCTTCCAGATAGGTCGCAGCAAGGTCCGCCATGTGGAGCATGGCAGCGAGCGGGTAGCGATTATAAACATCGCTGGTTTCGCGCTCGTTTTCAAAGTCTCCCATGTGGTAGCGAATGGCCATGCGCTCTTCCGTGGTAAGGCCATACACTCCGAGGAATTTCTCAATGATGGCGACGGAGGACTCGCCGTGGCCGAGCTTGTGCGTATCGGTCACGGTGTAGCTCATAACCGTCTCCCAGATGAAATCTCCGAGGCTGTCGTGCTTTACGTCCTTTTGAAGGGCGTTTTTCACCTTCTCCGCGTCATACGTCTTCCGGTTCTTCGGTTCCATCGAATAGAACCCGACCTTGCAGATGTCATGGAGAAGCGCGACGATGGCAACAGACGTCATCATGGAATTGCTTTCCTCAGTTTGAAGTTGCGCGTCGGCGTCCTTCATGGAGTTGGCGTTGCCTACGATGATAGTCAGCCATACATAGACATTCCAGGAATGCTCCATCAAACCGCCAGGATAGTTCCCGTGGTACTTCGTAGATGCGGGCGCGTTGACATAGTTCATCACGCCGTTTCCACAGTCCGACTGCATCCAGTTCAGGAGTCGCTTGATGCCTGGACGACCAGTCTCAATAAGGGCTGAAGAAATGTTCTTCCAAAGAGTTGCCTTCTCTTCCGTGGTCAGGCTTTCCTTGTGCGGAACATTGGCCGCAGTCAGTTTCACATTGCTCAACATTGCATATCCTCTCTTTCAAAGTTCAAAATTGTCAAGGCTTCTTTTGCGCTCCGCAACATTCTGCACCTTTTGAAGCAGTTCCTGCTTGATAGCAGGCCACGAATGAATCAGCTCAAGGCCAGCATCCGAACGAGTGCAGAAGTCAGAACAGTCGAATTTCTGCGTGCCGGTTGGTAGCAGGTTCATGAGCAGATTCCCTGCACCTCCGCAAACACTGCGTCCGTCTACATAGAGACGATACTGCTTCCCGGTGGTGCCGTTGGCAAAGTGTACCACATTGCCAAAATAGACAGTAATCGCTTCACCACAGAGCTTCGGGCTGATTTCGGCTTCGATGTATGCCTTGATTTTCTCAATATTGGATTTCAGCTTTGCCTTTTCTTCTGTTGTCAGTTTCATTTTTTCATTTCTCCTTTACAATATTTGTGGAATCGTTCATATTTGATGTTTGATATAAGCAGTGCCAATATAGATGAGTTGAAATAACTGGAATTATTCCAGATACGGCTTGAGAAGCTGCTGACAGTTACGGATTGTCAGGCTCGACAAGATTGCGGAAGACAGCTCGTAGGGGTCATCTTCGACAGTCTCGCTGTCCCATTGCTCGTTGTCTTTGAGACGCCGACGCATCATCATCTTCACATAGCCCGCTTCATCCTCACTCGGCTCGATTTTCAGGCCATCGACTTCGCCGTTGCGTACTGCATCAACCAAATCTACGCCCATAATGTGCTCGGCAACCAAATTCTGCCAAAATTCCTTTTCTTCCCATGCTGGATGTTCTACCGTGCGGACTTTCGTTGCGGATGCGGATATCTCGACCTGTGTAGTATTATCCGGCAGGCCCAGCGTATCGCAAACCTCAGACCAAGCATCGCTATTCCGGAAATCCTGTTTTGCAAGTACCAGTTTCATTTTTTATTTCTCCTTTATAAAATAGTCTTGTTTATATAAAAGTCAGCGGTCTATAACCGCTGGCTGAACTTTCTTTTTGTTTGTGATACTTCCTTGGTATGTTCTTAGCATAGCGATAAATATGAGAAATGGCCCATTCTTGCACAAGGAACCCAAGAACCCAAGAATTCTTGCAAATTGGAATGGTTTTCTTGGAATCCTCAAAATTGGATTGACTTTTTAATGCAAATTTGGTATAATATACTTGCAACGATGGATAACACGTTTGCATCATTTTTTTCATTTCTCCCCTTCAATAATATGGTGGATGGACAGTTCTTTGTGAAACTGTGTCCATTCACCATATTTCTTTTTTGTGGAGGTTTTTATGAACAAGAAGTCTTTTTCCGGCCACGATATACCGGAGGCTGCCAATCTGCCAGTTGCTCCCCTCACACCTGATGACAACGAGTTCTACGCCCTGTGCGGGTTCATCGACGATATCTTTTTACTGCCTGAGCGCCGAGAACGCATCGTGAAACTCGCACAGGACAACCACCTACCCATCTTCATGGTTGTGAATATGGTTGAACCTTACTTTGCGCTCAACCATATTACAGAGTATGACCACTCGCCTGATTCGTTTGAGATGGTGTTCAAGTATCTAAAGACACTCGCTGACGAGGAGGGGGAGCTGTTCGAATAATCTTTTTTATCCACACGCAAAAAACAGGGCAGCTATGCTGCCCTGTTGATGTATCTTGTTGTGTGATTCTTTCTGCTGTGGCAACTCAATCTTCGCAAGGTAGGCAGGACGCATCCATAACCTGCTCGTACAGTTTCTTGAATGCCCGGATGCGCAAGTCGTAATCATAATAGACAACTTTTGATTCCACAACATCCTCCCGCTCAACAGCCGGAAGAATCTTTATGACAACGGTATTTCTTTTTTTATTGATGGCCTCTCTGTCCTGTGTGAGGACTGTGATGACGTAGATTTCCTTCGTTCTCGGATACAATTCCAGGATAAAAGAAACCTTGTTCACCATGTCCAGAATCTGAAAACGCTGCCGCTTCTCAACATAGTCGTAAGACTGGCGGCGAGAAGCACGGGACAGCACGATATCTTCGGAGACCTTATCGGCGAAGATGGCGTCTTCAAAGATGGTGCCGAGGATAATTCCAGCCTTCTCAATGGAGCAGTTTCTTTCGGTGGAGCGGTCCTCAAAGTGTTCGCTGTAGAACAGGTTCCACTCCCCATCCTGTCCGTTTGCATGGCCCATATAGATGGTCGTAGCATTCCGAAATGAGGCAATTTTGGGTTCTTTCTCCTTCATGTTGCATCTCCCTAAAAAGTTTTTACAACAAAGGAGACACCGAGAAATCGGTGTCTCCTTGCTTTGTATGTGCCGAATCAGAACGGCAGCTCACCGTCATCATCGGAGATGTCGATAAAGCCGTCATCATTCATGGCCGGCGCTGCGGAAGCGTATGTGGCGGAACTCCCACCGGACGCCTGCGCGTTGCCGTCCTCCAGCATGACGTTCGCGTTTTCTTTCTCCACCTTATCGGCTCCCACATGGTCCTTGGCAAACAGGGACACGCGGCCGAAAGCGGCACGCTTCTTCCCTTCCTTATCCGTATAGACGGACAGTTCGCCGGAGAGAACGATGTTCTGCTTGAAGGTCAAATTGGGGTCGCCCATGACCTGATACAGACCCATCGTGCTGCGGTCCATGAACACGCCGGCATACAGCTTGCCCTTGATAAGCTCGACGCCGGTGGTTTCCAGGAACTCCTTGAAGGTCAGGTACTTCCCATCGTAATAGACAGAAGAGAAAGGATTGCCGTTGTTGTTCTTGCGGTCATCCGGGGAGATAACAACAGTACAGGCAATCTGCTTGTACTGCTTGTTGTTCTTGGATGTGCGCTCGATGACCTTGAACGGCTTTGCCCCACTCTTGGGGAAGTGGATGCCGCACTGGAACGTGCCGGTGATGCTGACGCTCTTTTCGCCCTTGTAGGTGGAGACGACGTTCAGGTTGTTGGTGTACTCAGACATGATTTTTTTCTCCTTTTCGAAATAATTTTTGTGGTTGTAGCTTGCACATTAAAAAAAGGACAAGCGATTCTTCCCTGCGGACAGTTCCGAATGCGCTTGTCCCAGCGAAGTATCAAGTCAATTTCATGAGAGATACTTCTTTAATGTAACGCCATCATACCCTACGATTTTCAATTTTCAAAACCTGTCTGTTCGGAACCTGAGAACTAAAGAACCCCAACGGTTCACTGGCCGAACATGGTGCAGAAGCGATAGAGCATGACAATGGTTTCCGCTCTCGTCATGTGGTACTGCGGACCAAGCGTTTGGTTCGACTGCCCCACGACAATGCCATTGGTCGCTGCCCAGCTCAGCGGGCGAACGGCGTAAGAAGAAACCGCGTAGAAATCAGCGTAAGCGTTCAGCACGCCAGTCTCCTGATAGTAAGCGAAGCCACGGTAGGTAGCGTAACGGTACAGGATAGCGGCTGCCTGCTCACGAGTAACGGCGGCATACGGCTTAAAGGAGTTATCACCGTAGCCGGTGACAATGCCGTTCTCCGCAGCCCAGTAGATTGCATGAGCAAAGGGAGAGGAAGCAGCGACATCGTTGAAGTAGGCGTGACGTCCGGGATTCGGGCTTCCGCAGATACGGTACAGGAGCAGAACCAGCTCACCGCGAGAAACGGGCGTGTTCGGGGAGAATACGTCATTGGACACACCATTGACGATACCGCGAGAAGTCATGTAGCACAGCTCGTTGTAGTACCATGCAGAGTTGCTCACGTCATAGTACGGATTCTTCCAGCCCGGAGTCCAGTCATGGTTCGGTCCACCGGGATACCAGTTGCCGGCATTGCCCCAGTACCCGTTGATTCTGGTGAACTCCACGTCGAGGCGGTGGTCATCTCTGACGTTGGTGAAGGTGTACTGATTGTTGCGGGTGGAAACCAGAGAACCGTCCACATAAACGGCAGAAATCCGATAGCCTGCATCGGGTTCAAAGTAGAACGTGCGGCTATTTCCTCTGGCAACGGTGACACTGCCGCTGTCATTGGGCGTTACCGTACCGCCATAGCTGGAGCGAATGGTGATATCATATCTGGAGTTAGAGGAATTACGCTTTGCGAACTCAACGTAAATCTCGTGGTCCTTGCTGACATCGCGGAAGGTGTAGCTGCTCTTGGTTCCGACATACTCGTTATCGACATAGACGCCGATAATCTCATAGCCACTGTTCGCATAGAAGTTGAAAGTCTTATCCGCACCATCCCGCACGGTATTCGTGCCAGACGGAGAAATGCGGCCGCCATCGGAAGCGGAAGCGTCGATGGTATACCGGTCATTCGTCGGTTTGGAGTGATTGGAAAGAATTTCGAAATGCTCCGTGGCATACGAGCCTCGGTAACTATTGATGCCGGTAACAAAGACAGTTGCCGTGCCAACCTGTCTGTTGTTGGAGAAGCTCAGAGTGTAGTCCTCGCCTTCCGTCAGACGGTTGTTATAGCGGTCATAGACCTTTACCGTCGGCTCCTGGTAGGTGCCGTCATAGTAGACATCATTGACAACCACGCGGAAGTCCGTGCTAATGACGTCATCATCGACCTTGACATCATAGTAGGTCATTGTTCCTTCACGAACCGTAATAGCATAATTCGGGTTCACGGGGAATTCCGCACGGATGCCAAAGTACGGGCCATAAGAGTAGCCCGTCTTGGAATAGACGGAATAACGAGGCGAACCGAGGCTGTCGCCGGGGGCGAGGCTGCCGCTGGTGATGTCATAGCGGAAGGTCGGGTCGGTATCTCGGATGCTGCAACGCACGTCGCGGATGCGCACCGTGATGGGAGCTGCCTGAATGGTGAACTCACGCACCTCGCTGACCTTGCTGTAGCTGCCGATTCCGTTGATGGTGACGCTGGCCTTGCCAGCATTGACGTTGTTGCGGTAAACGAGATTGTAGTCCCGTCCCTCTGTCAGCGTCTTTCCGGTGGAAGCGTCCTGAACGGTGGGCTTCGGCGTCTGAGCACTGCCGTTGTAGAAGACATTGGACGGGCCGCTGATAACGACGGTGCCGAGCGTCTGGACAATCGTCAGAGTACCGGGCAGAACCGTGATTTCGTAATCGGCGTTGTCCTGGAAGGTCGCGCTGACCGTCTTGGTGCTGTTCCCGTTATCCTTCACCGAATACTGCGGCTGTCCAAGCGAATCTCCGGAAGCAAGTGTTCCCTGAAGAATCGTGTAGGTGTAGGAGGCCGGGTCCTTGACATCCTGCACATCGTCCACCTTCACGACTAACTGAGCGGGGTGAATGGTGAACTCACAGCTGCCAACATACCCTGCATACTTCCCCATTCCGAGAATGTACGCAATTCCCGTGCCGGCGTGAACATTGTTGCTGTATTCCATCCGGAAGTCAGTGCCAGCAACCAGCTCCGTACCGCCCACTGTGATTTTTGGTGTCGGCGTCTGTGCTTTTCCGTTGTAGATGATGCCGCTGCTGTCGATTTCGCCGATACTGAGGCCGGACACGGCCTGCATTACGGCATAGCCCCCTTCTGTCCTCTCCGCCCCAGCAGTGTCGAGAGCTTGTGCCGGTGCTGTGACCAGCGTAAGCGTCAGAACTGCCGAGAGTGCGGCGGAACACACACGGTTTTTCCTATTCATGCAAAATTTCTCCTTTCAAAATTTTTGGGGTTCCGCTCTATATATTATCCCACATATACACTTATTAGTCAATTTATTTCTGACTGAATATCCAAAAAGGCCGAAAATATACAAAAAAACTGCGCGTCCTCCTTTTTCAGGAAGACGCGCAGCTTTTCAACTTTTCACCGTGAACGCAGCGTGAAGCCGGTCGCCCAAAAGGGTGTGCCGAACATCTGTCTGGTTGTTCAGTATGGCGGTGTTGAGCGCCTCTGTCTGACCAATCAACGCGACGTTCTGCTTGGCTCTCGTCACGCCCGTATAGATGATATTGCGCTTGAGCATAACTTTGTGTTCCTCGGATACCACCATGATGACGGTTTGGTACTCTGACCCTTGACTTTTATGCACGGTTGTGCAGTAAGCAAGGTCAAGGTCCTGCATCATCTCAGGCGTATAGTCATGGCGTTTGCCGTCCCCGTTGAATTCGATAGACGCGATGTAAGTCCATCTGTTCATATCGTCCGGGTCCGGCATTTTGCTGATTTCATGGATAACGCCAATATCGCCGTTCATAGCGATTTCCGTGTTTTTCGTCTGCATGACCAAATCACGCGGACGAAACTCCAGCTTTCGAATCTTGATGCTCTCCTCCCCTTCTATGGGTGGATTGATAAGATTCTGGAGCTGGCGGTTGAACTCGTTGACGGAGAGCAGGCCCTTGTTCCGGAACGGATTCAGCAGAATCACATTCTCCAGACCAAATTTCTTCACCGCTTTCACATAGAATGCGCAGGCGGTGCGGAGAATTTCTTCCGGTGCAGACCGCTCAATGAAACAGAATGTGTTAGTAAAAGTGAGGTTTGTGCAGCCCTGGTTGATTTTCAGGCTATTCCCAACAATGGGGTTATCCTGTGCCTGACGGAAAATGACGCTCAGTCTGGTTGTTGGAACAGCCTTGCTGCGAATCATTTCGCGAAGCACATTACCGGCACCGACAGATGGCAGCTGGTCAGGGTCGCCGACAAAGACGACCTTTGCTCCATCAGGAATCATGGACAGAAGTTTCGCAGCGATGAATTGGTCCATCATGGAGGACTCGTCAATAATAAACAAGTTTCCCTCCAGGAAGCCCTCGTTGCGGTTGTCCAGCTCCGGTACTCCGGTGTAACCGATAGCAGAATGAATGGTCTGTGCTGGAAAGCCGGTTGCCTCAGACATTCTTCTTGCGGCTCTTCCCGTCGGAGCCAGAAGCACAGCATTGGAATCTCCACCGAACACTTGCTGATGGACATAGAGAACAGCCTTTGTGACTGTTGTTTTGCCCGTGCCTGGTCCGCCAGTGATGATTTCGACCTGATGCTCAAAAACACCGTGTACGGCGTCTCGCTGGCTGTCGGCCAGCTTGAAGTTCGCATCTTCGTACTCTTCGATAAAGGTATCAATTTCTGTGATTTTAGAATCGGAAGCGCTCATAATGCGGCGAATATCTTTGACAATCCCCGTCTCCTCCTCAAAGGATTTGGTGGAATAGACCATGTTGGCTGTGACCTTGATGGCCTTCATCTTGTACGCAAGGTTCAGCGCCTCTTTGCAGCTGTCCTCGGACACTGCGTTATGGAAGCCAGCATTAAGCACCTTGGTCATCTCACCGAGCAGTTCGTCCTTTGGAACGCACACATGGCCTTCCATAGATTTTTGCTCGAAAATATAAGCAAGGGATGCGATAAGGCGTGCCGACCTCGCGGGGTCAAAATCCGGCAGCGCACGCGCCAGCCTATCCACGGTCTCGAAGCCGAAGCCGCGCACCTGCATCAGGGAATAAGTATGATGCTCAACGGTATCCAGCGGGTCAAGCTCATTCTTGTTGCAGTAGCGTACCAAGTCGTTGAGCATCTTTGGCGTAATCGCCGCCGCTGCATCGCCGAGCTTTGCAATGATTTTCCGCTGAAACTCCGTCTCTTTCAGTCTGGTCATCAGCTTTGTTACTATTTTATCAGTAACGCCATTGACAGCCTTGAGTTGAGACGGGTCAGACTCCAGTACATTCCAGACGCCATCGCCCCATTTGGCGTAGATACGCCCGGAAACGACTTTCCCGATACCGCATTTCAAGCTGCAAAAATAAGAGACAATGGCCGCCTTACCTTTTGGCTGCTCCATATCGAAGTAGCTTACTTCGAATTGGCGTCCATACTTCCCATTCTTGCTCATTCCCCACTTTCCGTGAAGGGTGTAGATGATGTCGCTTGCCGTCGGAAGGTTGCTTCCGCACGCGACGAGATACTCACCGGTATCCGCATCCTTATAGCGGACGACCATGAAGCCGTCCGCCGAATGGATGGTGAAGGAGTGTTTGCAGCGCACCTCCTCCTTCAGCGTCTGGTTGATATCGTTACACAAAGGCTGTCACCTCCTTCCGGAGGCACAGCGTCTGTGGCTGATGTGTCTCATTTTTTCATTTCTCCTCTCATTGAAGAAGCATCACTTTTTGCGAGTACGCACCTTTTTCCGTTTGATGCTGAAGACCCGTGAACTTTCCGGATTTACTGACACACACTGATTGTACGCATCAGGGAAGCGGATTTTCAGAGTTTCCATATCCACGTTCGTTCTCGAACGCGGACTCCATTTGACTTCCATAAACTCATTGTCGGGAAGATTGATACGTCCCTCTACGGCGTCGTTCAGCTTGAGCATGAACAATTCAGAGATAGCATCCTGGCGCTCTTTGATGGCATCGACTTCCTTCTGCTTCGCGACGCGGTTTTCACCAAGCGTGAGCCACTCATTTGCGGCGGCCAGCATATCCAAGTCGTGCGTCATATCGACAGCATCGGCACTGGGGTCTGCATAGCCGCTGTGATAGGTTCGGATGACTTCGATATCCTTCTTCGGGATACCGGAAGCCTCCGGCTCCACATTCGGCTCCACATAGGTGTTCCACCACTCTTCTCCGTTTGCCAGCTGGTCGTCTTCCGCCAGCTTATCGCGCTCGACGCAGCGGGCGACGAACTGCTCGCCGCTGTACGCACTGCCGACGTAAAGTCCCCCAACGATAAGGTCAACAATGAACAGGCAGCCAATGTATGTTCCCTGCACGCGGTCATCATCCAGCACTGCCGGATACTGGCGCGTCTGCGGGACATAAGAGCGGGGAATCTTGCCGTCTTTCCATGCGTCCCAGTTTTCCGCGACGGTCGTTTTCGCCTCAAAGACAAAGATGCGGCCATCCGGCGAGATGACAATGCCATCAATGTTCGCCGTCTGATGCGGGTACTTCCGGGAACGGAACATCCGTGTTTCGGGAATCCGCTTGAAGCCAGTCAGCTTCAGAAAGGCGTCAATGACTCTATCTTCCATGATGTGTCCACGCTCGAAGACGGCCTGGGCATCATTAGACGGAATGAGTTCAGGGGTGCCCACCTTGTCGTGGTAGGTCTCCTGCGCCGTTTTGTACCGGCTCTCGCCACGGATGGCGGCGGCGTCAGAGCCGCCGATGCCGAAGTGACGAAGGGCCTCCCACTCTTTCGTCTGCACGAAAGCGCAGTCAACGACGACCTCCGCATTCGGCCACTCGAAGCGATGCTCGATAGGCTTCCCGTCGTAGCTGTTCTGAACCCACATGGCAAGTTCCACGCTGTCCATCCGCTCGAACAGGTCAAAGCTGTTGTCAAACAGGATTTTGGCCGTCTTCGCGAACGCCGCGCCGTCCATGCCGGACTTTGCGAGCGCGTCATCGAGTTTTGCCATACGGGCCTTAATGACTTTCACCGTGTCCTCGAAGTAGGACCGTTTTCCCGCACAGATATGCGGGCAGGAATCAGGCAGATTGCATTCAAAATAACTCATTTCTTATTCTCCTTTTTTGAAATTCGGATTGAACGTGCTGTTGTATGCAGCGGTTCCGTTCCAGTCATCGTAGAGGACGGTTTCCGTCTGCGTCCCATTCCGAAACGTGACGTTCGGGCGGATGCAGTTCCCGTCCATCCACGAGGCACCGCATTCGTGGCAGGTCAGCCAACGAGCGAACGGTTCGTTGCAAAGTTTCCGCATGAGGTAGCCGCCGGTGTCGAGTCTGCGCCAGATTTCTGTGCATTCGCCATCCATGTCGCAAACGAACTCGACATCAATGGTCTTCGGCGGATTGCGTGTCTGGTCGTTCTTGTATGTGTTCCACGACACGCTCGGAAACCACTCTTTGCAAACCTCGCTATACTCCATCTTTGAATTTTCTGCAATGTACTGTTCACCGAGCAGCTCCACATCTTCTTCTTTCATATAGAGCTTTCCGGTGTTGCCAGCGTCATCAGTGAACACAACCGCTTTTCGTTCTGCCAGAACGATGTCCGCGTTATCGCCATACGGAACAGCTTCTTCCTTTGTGATGTCTCTGATTTCAACTTTCATTTCTCATTCTCCTTTTTGTACTTTTTCTTCGCACATTCCGGGCAGAGGACGTTTTCGCCGCTCTGCATCATGGTCATGTAGATTTCCTGTCCAAACGCGCTGATGAAGCACTTGGAGCAAAAAACCTTTCCGCATCCTTCCGCCTCACACGACCACAGTTCCCCGTGGACGTCATCGGAGGCGTCCCACTTCGCGTTGTGGCCGCAGAAATCGCAGGTGTAGGTATCTGTCTTTTCGACATACATAAGCAGTTCTCCTTTCATGGGCGGCGGTGTGGGATTGTTCCGCACACCGCCGTAATCACTTACTTCCAAGCAACTGTTCCACCGATGTCATAATCGGACCAGTTGAGGTTCAGCGTCTTTCCGATAAGCTCTTCCAACTCCAGAACCTTCGCATCGCTCGCACCTGCGTGCTTGGCGTAGGTGGGGATTTGTGCCATGCTCAGGTAGATGTCCAGCGCAGACATACGCGGCGAGTTGATAACGAAGGTGTCAACCTCCTCACGCGCCGGGTCAGCGTACTTTCTGGGAATTTTCAGGTAGGAGCAGATACCGACGAGGCAGTTGACGGGATTGGAGATTTCCATGCTTCCCATCTTCTGCATCATGGCAGCGCCATCCTCAAACAGCGCGTACAGTCCGTCCGCTTCATCCTCGAACTTCTCCAGTCCGTACTTCCCTGCCGCCAGCTTCTTGTGCTCGACGCGAATGCCCTTTCCAATGGCGAAGGAGAAGGCCCCGCCTGGGGACATCAGCTTCGGCATCAGAATTGCCGAACTGGTCGCTGTGTCGCTGGTAGACAGTCGAACAACGGGCATCCAGTTGACAGCATGATTGCGGGAGACCGCGTTCGAAAGCGCCTTCTGGTACTTGTCAATGAGGTCGTCACGGACGTCGGGCAGCTCCCACACAGCGCTGGTATAGCTATGGGAATTGAACCCTTCCTTGAACTTCGGGACGCCGAATCGGTTGTTCAGCTTCTCCTTCGTGATACGGACCAACTCGCTGATGCGCATAATGGCGTAACCGTCGGATGCGCCGCTGTGCAGCGCGGACAGTTTGCCATAACGCAGCAGGAGAAGCCCGTTTCCCTTGGCATACCGCAGAGCGATATTCAAGCACTGCGCAAGGTCGGCAAACCCTTCCGCTTTCACCATGTTCGCATTGGCGGGGCCAATCAAACCGGCGGTGGTGTAGAGTGTCGCACGACCGGTATCACGCAGGCACCAGGTTGTGCCCTGATACTGAACCATGAGGTTCGTACCGTAACCACCATGCAAATCGTTGACGGCGGTATCATGTGCCGTATCATGGTCAACGCCATACTTTGCCACAGCGTCCGCTACGAACATCGGCCCATCCAGAGGAATGACCTGAAGCTCTTTGCGAGGGATTTCGGGGAGCCACTCGCTGTTGTTTTCCATGTCCCGGATAGAGTCGATAAATTCCGACTCGTCATGGAACATTTCTTGGAAATCGTCAAAAATCTTGCTGCTCATTTTTTCATTTCTCCTTTTCGTGAATTGTTAGGTGATATATAAAAGCCAGTATCCGCAAGGGATACTGACTGAACTTTCTTTATGTATGTGATACTTCCTTTGTATGGTCTCAGCATACCGGCGGATAAAGAAAACGCCTTATTCTCCTTCCAAGAACCCAAGAACCGAGGAACCTTGCGACTCGGTAAGGCAACGAGGCCTTTCCTCCCTGCAAAATAGTGCAAATATGCCCTCTCATGGTGCATTTCTGCTCTTGCATGGACCTTTGGAATCCGGACGAAAAAAGCGAGCAGGCATTAAGCCTGCTCGCAGTTTGCGGTTCGCTGAATGCGGATTCAGTTTTAGCCCCGAAGGGTGGCAAAAACTATTCATCGCATTGGCTCTCAAGATAATCCACATCATCCACATATCCGGATATGCGGATATGCAGAAAGTTTTCGTCAGGCTCTACACCAACGACATCGTAGCTGATTTCCGATAGGCAGCAATTCAGTCCGACGAGACGCTCGGTAAGAATATCATCGAATCCTTCCATGTCATTTCCAATGATGTCATCCAGCGAGATGCCAACGACACCGGAAATTTGGCCGTCATCATCGAGATTTTTCAGAATTTCTGCGGCGGTGTAAGGCTGTTCCATAACCGTGTAGTTTAAGAGTCCCATTTTGCTTCTCCTTTTGTGTTTTATTTCTGTTCCGGAAAGATAATTCAGGGGTTTGCGGCAAAAAGCAGGTTACTGATTTCTCCGCACACAGCGTAGATGCCGGCGGCATCTTTCTTTCCGCTGGCTCCGGAGGTAAGTACGACCACGCCGCAGCCCGTATCAGGATTGTAGCACATGAGGTTGTACGCACCGTATGCGCTGCCGGTGTGATAGAACAATCTGCTCTGCCCATAGGTATTGGCTCGTAGACGCAGAGGCTGGCACTGGTAGAATCCGCCGGACACAGCCTTATCGCCGTGTGACTCCAATGTGGAGACGATGGACGGAGAAAGGTACTGCGTACCCTCGTATTTGCCATCGCCAGCAAGCAACGTCACAATTTTTCCAAGGTCGTAGGCGCTGATGGTGAGTCCGCCTGCGAATCCACTGCCGTCCGTACCGGGCAGTTCGTCATCAATAGCCTTGAGCATTTCCTGATAGGACAGACCTGTGCTGCCGTCGGCACGGTAGAGCACCGCCAGTTTTTTCGTATCGGATACACTCCCTGTTCGGAATGCCGCGTCGATGGACAGTGGACGGTAGAGGTAATGTCCAAGCAGCTCGTCCATCGTGCAGCTGTTTGCTCGCTCGACCGCAAGCCCCAGTGCAGAGAAGGCGTAGTTGTTATACAGCCAATTTTCCAAGTTGCCGGAGCAGACCTTGCGTGTCGCAGACGAAGACATGAGTCGCGTCTTCATCCCATCATAGCTTCTTGATACATCCTCCGGTGCCCTGAGAGAAGATGTATGTGTGAGAACGGAACGGACTGTAATGCGGTCTCCTTCCCGTGCTTTGTGGATGGGAAATCCGAGGTAGGTGTCCAGCTCTGTGTCGAGAGTCATCGTTCCTTCTTCTGCGGAAAGGCTTACTGCCATACCAACAAGCACTTTTGAGATGGATGCAGCCCGAACTTTCGTATCTGCTGTCATGGCTGATACTCCGCGAACCGCCTCTCCATACGCAAAGGTATCTGATACATGGCCGTCCTTAATGTACGCAATCGACAGACCGACCGCACCGTACTTTTTTGCAATCGCATTGATTCTGTTTTGCAACGCTGCGTGCTGTTCTGTGGCCTGCACCACGGCTGACGCCGGGATTGTCCGGACAACAGGTCCGTTATTCTGGAGCCAGCAGCCGAGTGCGAGAATCATATCGACAGCTTCTTTATGATTCATCGTGCCTTTCGGCTCGAATCCTTTTTCTGAAGCGGTCAGGATGCCGTTCTCCATGCACCATTTCACAGCTCTTCTCGCGTAAAGCGGGACCTGCGCGGCGTCAGCGCACGCAAGCAGCGTGCGGGATGAAAGCGGAGCGGCGTCACAGCCCATCGCCTTCGCCAGACGGGCAGCCATCACAGCGGCCTCATTCCGTGTCAGCGGTGTGTCCGGCTCCAGTACGCCGGCCGCCGTGCCATTTATGATTCCGTTTGCCTTTGCCCAGCTCACCTGAAGCGCGTAGTATGCGTTCTCCGGAACATCGGGGAACGATGTGCTCTGAACCGTATCAAGCTCCGGGTTTGCGAGGTTCACCAGCATGGTCAGGAACTGCGCCCGTGTGGTCTCACCTTCTGTCTCAAGCATTTCTTCCGGGATACCGTCCGGCACGCCGGCTTCAAGACTCTGAGTCGGCTCAGTGTTATACGTTGCGTCTCGCACCTCCGTATCGGTCTCAAATTCTAATGCTGCGGAGCTTGGCGTCGCGAAAAGCAGCAGCAAAAAAGCCGCAGCAAATGCGGTAAATTTTCTTTTCACGTTCATAAAAAATATTGGCCGCTCCTCCCCCCACGCCTTTCGGCGCGTGGGGGAGAAACGGCATTCTCCTTTCCGATAAAATTATTGCCATCTCACGGCATGGTAGATTCCCGCTCCCTGTTCCGGGTCATTTTTGCTTGCTGGAAGGTCTTCATAGTGGACGCCCCGCATCTTCCGGGTAATCTTGATGGGATACGGAAGAGCTGCATTGTCCTCGTTGTAGCAGGCAATGTCGATGCCGACGCCGCGAAGCTCGGCACTATAGGGCCGGTATAAGCTGACGGGTTCCCTCAGATGCTTGTCGAGCGCGTCACGCAGCTGCTCAAACGGGATGGACAGGTCTGCAATGACCGGATACCATCTGAAATCCTTCAGACGGTACTGCTTTACGCTCCCGTTGTAGAAGCGGTGGATATGCGGAAGCAGGAAGTCCGGATTCTCCGCGATGAATGCGCGGTTCCACCGAACGACCAGTTCGTACACATCCTGCCCGTTGAACTCGCCGTAGCCTTCGTAGCACGGCTCGTGGATAAAGGTCCCGTCCGGGCAGGCAATATAGCCTGCCCGGTCAGTACGCAGGTTCTGTGTGTTGTCAGTATCGGCAAAAAGCCAGGAAAAGCATCCCATGTCTCCGCCTCCCCTCTCACGCCGCGTTGGAACGAATGTCCGTGAGGATACGCTCCAGCGCCTTGTATACGCCGGACGGCGTAAGCGCGTGCTGTTCCTTCGACAGGTCATTCCCTCTCCCGTGGTTCCACAGGAGAAGTGTGAAGATTTCAGGGTGCTCCGCAAACACGCGGCCATATACGGCCTTCGTATCGGCGTTCAGGATGGACACGGTAGCATTCATCCCCCGGTTCTTGAGCGCACGGCAGATGCGCCGTGCCTCCAGACGGAGCGCCTGCTTGGATTCATCCAGCAGCTTCCCATCCTCGCTCATGTCGAAGTAAATGGTTAGGTTGCCATTGAACGCACCATGCACAGCGCCGCCATCCACGATATCGAACAGCTTCACGTTCTCAATGTCATATTCAAAACGCACCAATGTTCTCATTGTCATTTTTCTCCTTTACCTTCTTCAAAAATGATTTTGGCTGCCTTGCGAAGCTCCGCGACCTTTTTCGCTTTATTTCCCGTGTCATCCAGGTCGAAAGTAAGGGCAGCATCCTTGAACCGCGTACAGCCATTCAGAGCGTCATCCCAGAGCGCACCGCGTTCCTCCTGTGCCTTGCTGAGCAGCGCCGCCTTATCCGAAGACGCGGCGAGTTGCTTCTTCAACGCGGGGAAATCGCGTTCGTCCATTTCGCAGGCGTTCGTATACTCGAAACGCTCATAGAGCGAATCAAGGTACTGGGTGGCTTTTTTTGTTAAGCCAAAACCCCTTACATAGACGTCTTTCCCGGCAGAATCGCTCAGGAAGCAGAGGCTCGGATTGGACTGCGCGGAGAATTCGTAGACCGCCTCGCAGACAGCCTGCAAATTTTCCATGCTTTCTTTACGATTGGGGACATCGTTCCCTTCCAGATGTTTGGTCAGGAACTCCTCCAAGCCTTTGCGCTCCTCAGACGGGAATAACCATGTGGCTCGCCACGAATTCCGCAGTAAGACGGGGTAGACCGCGCCGCCGACGAGAATGGCGAATTCATCCGCCGCGTCATCTCCGAAGAACTCAAGAGCGCTTCTGAGCCACGGCAGCAAGGCAGAAGAAACTACATCTTCGGCGATATCCGCCGCTCGTGTTTCTTCCTGAATACCCTGTACGCAACGCGCCATAATCGTGAGGTCGTAGATACTCTGCGGCTTTCCGATGTGCCACGCATCGAAGATTGTCATGCTCATTTTACGCCTCCCTTTCCGCCTGCTGCATCAGCTGGGCAAGGATATCGTAGGCGTCTGTACCCTTTACCTTGTTGAGCAGTGCCATTGTGTCCGCATAACGTTCTCTGATGACAGGCATACCGCAGAGCGCGGAACGAACCTGAAAATATCCCGGCGTCCGCTTGGCGGCAGCCAGCAGATGTGCTACGTTGCAGACACTCAACTCTTCTGCGCATCCGGCCCACTCGAAGGAGTCTCGGCCGATGGGTGCGCCGTTGCGGGGTGGAGTATTCCGCTCAATGGCGTCCAGATACTCCTGCGTGTAACGCTCGGTGGAGGTGTCTTGAAGCGCCTCATAGGCCATCTTGAACGCGGCCAGCCACAGCCAAATGCGGTGTGCGATGGTTCGTCCCATATACGGGACGGTCTCCACGCCGTCCTCGTCCATCTCCAGCCATGCGGAGAAGGCAACGGGATTTGCCACGAAGCCCTTCTCAGAGTTGAAGCTGCCCAGCAGGTCCGTTTCTCTCTCGTCGAGGTCGTCCTGATACTCTGTTTCTCCGTTTGCGAGCATATCGGGATGATTGTCCCTATACTCTTCCAGCAACATGGTCTTGCGCTCACGAAGCTCACCCTTGGCCGTTTCGTAATCAAAGAAGTAGTCGTCCGTTGTGCAGACAAACTTCTCCATGAAATAGCCGGGTTTCTTCCAGTAGCCGGAAAGAGCCTTCAAAGTGGCAGTCTCCGTCAGGCAAATGACCGCAGAGCCAAGGTCTCCGGTGATATACACATGATAGCCGTCCATCACCGCACGAATCGCGTACGCCTGCGTCCCTGGCTGTCTCCAGTTCAGAACGAGCACGTTTTCGTCCAGAATGTCGAGGCGTGCCTTGTGGTTTGCGAATCGCTTTTCAGCTTTTACCATTTCCTGATTCATTTTTTACTTCTCCTTTCCGCGTTCAGCAGTAGCTGCGTGCAAAATCCCGGTAAGCGTTGATACTCATTTCACAGTCATCGACCAGTCGATTGATGACGGAGATTTCGTCCTCGGCAACACCGGAATCCTGAAGCTGCTTGAGCTTCTCGTTCACTTCCTCTACGGTCTCACAGGTAGTGAACCGGTGAGAATGGAAATCCAAAACATAAAACATAGAAATCTTCTCCTTTCGGTTTTCAAATGGTTGTGTTGTAATCCTTCGTCTTCACTTGGATGATAATTTGCGTACATTTGACAGTCACGAATGTCACTTTTGCTTCCAGGATACCCGGCATAGCGACTGCCGGAATCTGGTATAGGCTGCGAAAATGCCCAATCTCCTGCAAGCCGACGCGAACTACGACAGGGATTTCATCGCTGGCGGCACCGATTTGGCTGCAAAAGTCGAAAACAGTCAGTTTCTTCATAGGGTTATCCCCCACTCAGTTCCAGCAGAGATTCCTGATTTCGCGGTCAGACAGACCAATCGTTCCATCCAGCATCTCCGTCAAGAACTCATACTGCTCGTCGCCAGTCATGCGGTCGGCATACTCCAAAACATTGTGGATAATGCGACCCGCCGTGCCGTCGATGTCGAAGTTGTTCAGAAGCCACTCGTAAGTGCCTTCGAGGCCGCAGGCTTCAGTCTCCTCGTCATCTGTGTTGGCGTCGCCATTTTCAAGAGCGTCAGCAAGGTCGTTGAGCATCTCTTGGATGGCGTCAGCGTCTTCCACCAACGTCTTGATGTCTGGCACACCACTCACGCTGCCCTGCGCATCGACCCACATCTTGACGTGTTCCTCGGTATCGAAGCTGTCCGCGTAAGAACGGACTTCGGCTGCAAGACTCTCGGCGTCAGATGCGTCTTTCGTCAGAACCGTGAAGGAGAAATCTTCCCCCGCCGGACTGCACTGGTTAAATTCGATGCTATCGCTGTCCATATCGACTGCCCATCCGTAGCTTTCTGCAATTTGAATCATTTTTTCCATTTTTTAATTCTCCTTTTTTGAAATTTTTTTGATATATAAAAGCCAGCATCCGTATGGACGTTGACTGAATTTTCTTTGTGTTT